GTGCCCTGACCATTGTGCTACACCTGCGTCTGCCCTCCGTGGAAATCGTCAGCTTGGTTATATTAACACGGAAAGGCTTGCGTGTCAAGCGTTTGGAGCAAATTTCTTGCATTATGAGAAAGATTTTTGTGATTCGGGATAACATTAGCTGCGCTTATTGTTTTCCGTTTTTCATAAGCTGTGCGGTACTATATTGGCTATTTTAGGCTGTCTTTGGTTGCCTTTGGTTGCCAAAAGTTGCTCGCTCTCTCAAGTTATGTCAACCATTTTGCTTACAATTTCTTCCTCTCCGGATACGCGGGTGATAGCCTGAGATAGCCCAACCACAAGGGGTAAAACTTGCGGGTCTCTCAACCCGCAAGATAGGCAGTCGCATCGTTGACGGCCTGCGCGACCTCGTCCTCCTGGGACTGCCGGCGGTAATGGGTATAGACCCGCAGCGTCATGTCCAGGGTCTTGTGCCCCGCCAGATACTGCACCTGTTTGATCTTCATACCAGACTCTACCCACTGTGTGATGCAGGTGTGCCGCAGCTGGTGGGGATGGCACTTGAAGTCCAGTGTGACTTTGACCGGACCGGTCTTGCTGCCGCCCACGGCGGTTCCCAGGGGTCTCCCCTTCTGGACCGTGCGGACCTCGATGGCGGACCACATCCGCCGGAACGCCGACTTCGTGAGGCTCTGGCCATTTTCCATGCTCAGGACATACGGGGAGGCCGAACGATGCCGTTCCTGCTCCAGCCATGCCCGAAGCATCCAGGGCAGTGTGATGGTCCTGTTGGCGGCCTCTGTTTTCAGGAGCGTAGTGACCGGCGCGTCGTTGGCGTTTGACGGGAAAGTCTTATTGTGCCGGACGGTCAGCTTCCCCGCCTTCAGGTCGATATCCTCCCACATCAAACCCAGGATCTCTCCCCTGCGCAGCCCTGTGGTGAGCGCGATCAAACAGAATCCGTAGACCTTGCAGTCCCGAACCGCCTCCAAAAGGGCCTTCGCCTGTTCCTGGGTCAGCGGCTCTACGGTTTTCGGGTTCTCCCCCTGCGGACGGGCCTCCTGCGTGACCGGCGACTTCAGGATCACACCGTTGTCCGCCGCGGTCCGGAAAATGCCGTTCAGGATCTGGACACACTTGCCCTGCACGGATTTGCTCATGCCCGCAATCGACCCCAGGAACATCTGGATGTGCATGGGCTTGATCTCCCGGATGAGCATATCCCCGAAAAACGGGAGAATATGGTTGTCCACGTTGGCCCGCAGCGTTGCATAGCTGTTTGGCCGCAGCTTTGGCTCCTTGTACGCCTTAAGCCAGGCCAGCGTATAGTCCCGGAAACGAATATCGTTCCCAACGTCGACCCCGGCGTTGGCCTCCAGACGAACCTGCGCGACCCGGGCATCCAGGTCGGCCTTGGACTTCCCACTGACATATACCCTCCTTCCCGTGGGAAGCGTGACATGCGTAGCGTATTTCTTCTTCGCCATTTGATTTTCCTCCTTGCATTTCTATCGGTCGTGGGATAGAATGAAGGGGCGGACGACCCCTTCGGTATGGCGTGTGGTGCAAAATATTGATCGGTGGTTCGCTGCCGTCCAGGTGCTGGAACACCTGGACGGCTCTTTTTTATTTATCTGCGGGTCAGGTCATACCGGTCGTAGAAGGTCTCGACTACCCGGACAAGCCCAGGACTCAGAAACTTTTTGGCTTCATGCCAGTGACTGTGCGGGACGCCGAAGAATCCCTCCGCAATGGGCCCGGCGACCGCTGCCAACGTGTCGCTGTCACCGCCTATGGAGATCACATTACGGATGCAGTCCTCGAAGTTCTCGGCCTCCAGGAAGCACTGGACCGCATAGGGAACGGTCCCTTTGCACAGGGCGGCGAAGTGGTCAAAGGTATACTCCGGGCGGATCTCGTCAATGGTGAAATCCCAGTCATAGAAGCGGTGGACGTAGTCCGCGATGTCCGCCTTGGAGCCGCCGTGGATCGCCAGGTATGCCGCTCCGGCGGTCGCCTGGGCGCCGCAGATCCCGTCCGGGTGATTGTGAGTGATCTCCGCAGTCAGGCGGGCCAGACGCTCGCAGTCCTGGAGATCCCGCGCCGCTGCGGCCACGGGGGATACCCGCATGGCGGAGCCGTTTCCGCATCTGTAATAGGGCCGCGGACGCCGGTCGTTCAGCCAATCCTCAAAGGAGCCGCCGTAGCCTCTGCCGGGAAAGTGTCTGCCATAGTCGCGCATTTTGGACATGAACTCCCGCTCCAGCACCGCATCCGGGGCGTCCGGGAGGAAATGATTCAGCACATCCATCACGGCAATGGTCATCACCGTGTCATCCGTGAAAAACGCCTCCTCCGGGAACAGCTCAAATTTCTTTGTCTTGATGTTGTCGAACTCATAGACCGAGCCAACGATGTCGCCGATGATCGCACCTTTCATGGGACCCCTCCTCTGTTTGATTTGCTCTCACTGTACCACGGCCCAAAGGGTCAAGGTAGAATTTCTCCTTCGGAGAAATCTCCACCTTGACAGGAAAACGCACGCGGGCGCATGACGCGGGATGCCCGTAGAAAACAGTCTGCGTTTTTTGGTGAGATTGCTCCTTGCAGAAATAGAACAAATGTTCTATTATGGTGAGTACACCACACGGCATACCGAAAGGAGCATCCCATGCCAGAAAGAAAAGAACTCTTGTCCCTTCTGCTCAGTCTGACCCCGGAGGAGCTTGATCTGGTTTCCCTTCTCGCAGAGAAAGAACTTGGTCTACGATGGCCCGAACCGCGCGCACCTCATCATCAGAAAGCGTCGTGATCCGCGCCATCAGCTGCTTCTGTTCTTCGCTCAGGTCCCCGCCAGCGGTGGGGACCTCTTTATATTTAGGTACGTCGTAGCCCATGAGCCAAAGAGGGTCTACTCCGTACGCATCCGCTATTTTTTGGAGAAATGAGGCTTTCGCGGTTCTAGCTCCAGACATATAAGAGCTCACGGTCGCCTTTCCGATCCCGAGGAAATCACTTGCCTGGGTAACCGTGGTATTCTTCATAAGGATGTTAAAGCGTTCCGAAAAGTTGGATGTCCTTTTCACCGTACTCACCTCCCCCTGTGTCGCAATAGTAGCATATCAAGATTCATTTTGCAAGAATCTTTTTCGCGAAACGCGAACTTTTTCACAAAACGCGGTTGACAACTGCGTCAAGGTGTGTTATCTTGATGCTGTTCACAAAACGCGAAAGGAGGTTGACCAAAGTGGGGGATACTTATATCACTCTTCGTGGATTAGTCGTGGCGAAGTTTGGAAGCATCAAAAAGTTCGCAGATTACCTTAATTGGAGCTATGCAAGGACATATCGGCTGGTACACATGACTCAACAGCCGGAATCCTCTGATATTTGCGCGATGGCCGATGCCTTACAACTGACGGACGGTGACACCATTGTGAAGGTTTTTATTTTGCCCTGGTGTTCGCAAAACGCGAACAATACATAACATTGACTTACTCAATCTGCGGCGATTCCGTAGGGTCCACAGGCCAAAATCAGGAGGAGGATTGAACAATGGAGACCGACACCAGACCCGCCTTTACTCTGGCGGCCCTGGCGCAGCGGTGGTCCTGCTCACCGGATGTCGTGTACGACATGCTGCGGGGCGGAAAACTGCGCGGGTTCAAAGTAGGCGCCAACTGGCGGATCAGTTCCGCCGAGGTGGACAGATATGAACAAGGAGGTGCTGCCAAGTGACAAAGGCAGAACAGAGGGCTAACCTTTCGGCCCTGATTGAACGGCTCCACACCCGGCTTCAGGAGCTGCCGGACACGGAATTGAGCAAGGAGGAAACCGGAAGGCTCCTGCGGAACATTGGGCGCGCGGAGGGTCTGCTGCATGGCCTGGAGACTAACCCGGAAACAGGAGACTCGGCGGAAGGTATTCCCGACGCTCCTGCGCCCGCGGAAGAAGAAGAAAAGGAACCCGCTCAGGCGCAGGAACCCGCCCCCGGCGACCCGGAGGAGGAACCCGATCCGGGGGTGACCAAGGCGGAACTGAAGCAGAAGCTCATCGACCTGACCAACCGCTACGACGCCCTGGATGTGGCGCAGATTATGGCCGGGATGGGGTACGAGCGGTTGTCGGACATCCCGGCGTCCCGGTATCCGGAGCTGCTGGCTGCCGTGGACAAGGCCGTGAAGGAGCTGGTGTGATATGCCGCCGTCCTTACACGCCGTTTTGGGCGCCTCCAGCGCCCACCGCTGGCTGGTCTGCACCCCGTCGGCACGGCTCTGCGAGAAGCTGGCCTCCCGGTTCGGCTCGGAAAGCACTCCCTACGCTGCGGAGGGGACCAAAGCCCACGCCCTGGCGGAGCTGAAGGTCCGGCAGGCGGTATACCGGGCGGACAAGATGACCGCATCGAAGCACTCCCGGATGACCCCGGAGGAACAGGAGTCCTATGTCGGCATCAACCAGTGCCGGTACAAATCACTCCGGGAGGAGCTGGGCGAGATCCCGAAGGACATGGAGCAGGCCACGGACAGCTACTGCGACATCATCATGGAAAAGTACCTGTCCGCCCGGGAGCGGGACCCGGGGACCAGGCTGTTCCTGGAGCAGCGGTTGGACTACTCCAGATGGGTCCCCTCCGGTTTTGGAACCGGAGACGCCGTCATCGTCAGCGACGAGCTGCTGGAGATCTGCGATTACAAGCATGGCAAGGGCGTCCCGGTCCGGGCGGAGAAGAACCCGCAGACCCGGCTGTATGCCCTGGGCGCACTGGACCGGTTCGGTACGCTGTACGACTTCCGCCGCATCCGGGAAACCATTGTTCAGCCCCGCCTGGAGAGCGTGACCGAGGAGAGCCTGACCCGCGCCGAGCTGATCGCGTGGGCCCACGAAGAAGTCGTCGGGAAAGCGCATCTGGCCTGGGAGGGCGTCGGGGATTTCGTCCCCGGGGAGCATTGCCGCTTCTGCGCGGCCAGAGCCGTCTGTTCCGCCCGGGTGGCGGAGGGGCTGAAGCTGTTCCAATTCGGCCTCACAGCCCCCGGACTCATTCCCGACGAGCAGATCCCCGCTATCCTGGCCACCCTTCCGACCGCGGAGGCCTGGATCAAGGACTTCAAGGAATATGCGGAAAACCAGGCGATCCACGGCCAGGTCTGGCCCGGCTGGAAGCTGGTTCACGGCAAGAGGCCCAACCGACAGTGGTCCGACCCGGAGGCGGTGAAGGCCCAGCTGCTGAGAGCGGGCTATCCCGCCGGCCAGTTCGAGGAGACGAAGCTGAAACCCGTAGGTGAGATTGAAAAAGCACTGGGTAAGAGAGCGTTTCGCGCACTGGTCGGCGAGTTAGTGTCCCAGGGTGAGGGGAAGTTGACCCTGGTCCCTGCGGACGATAAACGAGTGGAATTCGCGTCTGCGGACGCTGATTTCTCAGACCTTACATCAGATTTGACAGGAGGAGACGATTGACTATGGAAAATTTCAACAAGAAGATCTCGGAGACCTCGGTCCGGCTGGGGGAGGTTCGCTTCTGCTACGCCAATGTGTTTACGCCCCGGGCCAATGAGGACGGGACACCCGGCAAGTACAGCGTCCAGGTCCTGGTTCCCAAGACGGACACCCAGGCCGTGGAGCTGATCCGCGCCGGTGTGGAGGCCGCCAAGCAGCAGGGCGTAACCAGCAAGTGGAACGGCAAGATGCCCCCGGCATCCAAGCTGAAGCTGCCCCTGCGGGACGGCGACGAGGAGTTCCCCGACGCCGAGGAGTACCGCGGCATGTACTTCTTCAACGCCACCAGCCCTGCGGACCGCGCCCCCGGCGTCCGAGTGCTGGAGAACGGCCTTATCAGCGAGGCACTGGACGGCGAGGACTTCTACTCCGGCTGCTACGGCTGCATCACGGTGGGCTTCTTCCCTTATAGCTCCAACGGAAACCTGGGCGTCGCCGCCGGACTCAACAACCTCATCAAGACCCGGGACGGCGAAAAGCTGGCGGGCGGCCACAGCGCGGAGGAGGACTTTGGCGATCTGGTGGATCAGGCCAAGGCCTACCTGGAATGATTGGCCCATACAAAGACCGTTCAGGTGCCTGGAGGTACGCTGTGGCGTACCCCCGGGTATCCTACCCCGCCTCCACGCTGGCGTTGGATCGCCCGTATCGGCTGACTGTCAACAGCTTCCCGCTGTGGGGTGATCGGGTGAAAATGATTTTAGAGAAGGAGAGGGAACAGATGCGCAACTTTACACTGAAGGACCTCCACAGCGGCTACGTTGTCGCTCTGCGGAACGGAAGCCTGTGGCTGGTGGCCCGGGCCGGAGAGAACTTCGAGAGAATCCTGGTAGACGGCAAAGGCTCATGGGGATTCCTGGACAGGGACTACAACAACGACCTGACGCTGAAGGACTGCGTTGTGGGCGTCCTCGACGGTAACGAGTCCCGGGACATTGTGAAGGTCTACGGACTGATCTCCAACCCCCGGCACTGGCAGGACGCTTCGTCTATCAGTTCCGGCCTTGGCTACCGTCCCCTGCTGTGGACCCGCCGGGAGGTCAAGAAGCTGACAGTGGCCCAGGTATCGGATCTTCTGGGCTACGACGTGGAGATCGTCGCAGAGGACAAGATGCCCTGACCGGCGCGACCGGACGGAACTGGAGAGGAAGAACGACGTATGGATCACACCTTGAGCCTGGACATCGAGACATACAGTGAGACCGACATCACGCGGTGCGGCTCTTTCCGGTACATCGAGGACCCCGCCTTCCAGATCATGCTGCTGGCCTTTGCCTTCGACAACGACGAGGTGGAGGTGGTGGATCTGATGGCCGGAGAGCCGCTGCCCTGTCAGCTGGTGAGCGGGCTGTATGACCCACGGATTATCAAAACCGGCTGGAACAACGCCTTTGAGCGGTACGCCCTGTGGAAACACCTTGGCCGCTACTGCCCACCGGAACAGTGGGAGGACACCATGGTGTTGGCCACCCAATGCGGGCTCCCTGCCTCCCTGGACAACGTCGGAAAGGCGCTGGGCCTGTCGGAGGACCAGGCGAAAATGAAAGAGGGCAAAACCCTGATCCGTTACTTCTGCCTCCCCTGCCGACCGACCAAGACCAACGGCGGGCGGACGCGGAACCTCCCGGAGCACGCGCCGGAGAAGTGGGCGCGGTTCAAGGAATACAACGGCCAGGACGTGGTCGCCGAGCGCGGCATCCGCAACCGGCTGCTGCGGTGGAAGCCCAGCGAGCGGGAGCATCGCTTCTGGTGCCTGGACGCCCGCATCAATGAGAAGGGGATGCGGATAGACCGGCAGCTGGCGATCAACGCGGTCGCCATGGACCAGAAGTACAAGGAGGAGCTGACGGAGCGGGCCGTCGCCATCACCGGCCTGGAGAACCCCAAAAGCGTCAGCCAGATCAAATCCTGGCTGTTTGACCAGGAGGGGAAGGAATTCCCCTCCTTAAATAAAAAGGTGATCGCCGACGTGGTCTCCCAGCTCCAGACCACCCAGGCCCGGGACTTTATGGCCATCCGCTCCGAGCTGGCCAAGTCCTCCACCGCCAAGTACGAAGCGATGCTGCGGTCCGTGTGCCCGGACGGACACTGCAAAGGCTGTTTCCAGTTCTACGGCGCCAACCGGACGGGCCGCTTCGCCGGTCGCCTGGTCCAGCTGCAAAACCTCCCTCAGAACCACATGGAGGATCTGGCCGACGCCAGAGAGCTGGTCCGCCGCGGAAAGTACACCGCGCTGAAGGCCCTCTACGACGGGGTCAGCAAGCCTCTGAGCGAACTCATCCGCACCGCGCTGATCCCCGAGGAGGGCTGCAAGTTCCTGGTTTCGGATTTCTCAGCCATCGAAGCCCGCGTCATCGCATGGTTTGCCGGAGAGCAGTGGCGGCTGGACGTTTTCGAGAACGGCGGCGACATCTACTGCGCCTCGGCCTCCCAGATGTTTCACGTCCCCGTGGTCAAGCACGGCGAGAATGGACACCTGCGGCAGAAGGGAAAGATCGCCGAACTGGCTCTGGGGTACGGCGGCGGGATCAATGCCCTGAAAGCCTTCGGCGCGGACAAGATGGGCATGACGGAGGAGGAAATGCAGGAGACCGTGGACCTGTGGCGGGAATCCAGCCCCAGGATCGTGGCCCTGTGGAAGTCGCTGGAAAAGGCGGCCATCCGATCCGTCGTCCGCCGGGGGTCCACAGAGGCCAGCATGGGCGACGTTCGGTTCGACTATGAGGACGGCATCCTCTGGATGGTGCTCCCCAGCGGCAGGCGTATCGCCTACTACGAAGCCCGGTACGCCCCCAGCCAGTGGGATCAGAACCGCAAGGTCCTCAGCTACATGGGTGTGGACCAGCAGCGGAAGACTTGGGGCCGCGTGGAGACCTGGGGAGGGAAGCTGACGGAGAATCTGGTCCAGGCCACCGCCAGAGACTGCCTCCGGGAGTCCATGCTCCGGCTGGACGAGGCCGGGTATGACATCCGGGCCCACGTTCACGACGAGGTAATCGTATCTGAGCCTATCGGCGGCAGGAGCGTGGAGGAAATGTCTGATCTCATGGGACTGCCGGTGTCCTGGGCGCCGGGCCTGCCGCTCCGGGCCGACGGGTACGAGACCCCATGGTACAGGAAGGATTGAAAGGAGAGGTCCATGCAAAGGGAACTGACACGGGAGGAACGGCGGCAGATAGCCCGGGCCAACATGTGGTTTCTGATCGGCGTTTTCGCTCTGGCAATCGCAATTACGTTGATCCTGCTGCTGTTTTTCACCCCGGCCACCGAAGAAGCCGAGCAGCCGCAGGAAGATCCGGCCTACGTGGTTGAGCATCTGTCCCTGACGACCGGAGAGCGGCTTCCAGGGGACGACATCACAGCGGAGACCCGCTGCTGTCTTACGGACGAGGAGATCGAGCAGGCGGAAAATGAGCTGATTGCCGCCGCCCTGATCGCCAAGGCCAACCGGATCGACAACTGCACGGTGACCTGGTACACCGAGGACACCTGTGGGAAGGAGCCGGGCGACCCTGGGTACGGGATCACCGCCAGCGGACTCCCGGTCGTGGAGCACCTGACCTGCGCGGTGGACCCCACTGTGATCCCGCGGTACGCGGATGTGTTCGTCCAGTACGCGGACGGAACGATTGAGCAGCTTTGGGCCACGGATACCGGCGTCCGCGGTAACCACATCGACATCTACACGCCGGACTATGACTACGCCATCCAGTGCGGGCGGCAAACCCTGACCGTCTGGTGGCTGAAAGAGAGGGCGTGAGGATCTGTGCTGAGTGATTTTGACTACGACGTTTTGCAGAAGAAGCGCTTGTCCGCGTCGGCACGGAGACGGGTCTGCGGCAGCAAGAGCCACCGCTGCACACTCCCGTCTGACCGGCTCACCCCTGCACAACTGAAAAGGAGGAATGGACCTGTGAACACCTACAAGCTGGACGCTCCGATGGCTTGGGAGCAATTTCTGGCCATGCCGGAGGATCTTCAGCGGAAATACCTGACCGATCTGAGGGAACTGTACCACGTCACGGACGATATGCTGGGGCGAATGTTCCACGTCCACTCCTCCGCCGTGTGCAAGCGCCGGAACCTGCTGGGCATCACCGGGACAGCGCACCGCATGAGCGTCAGGGAGAAGAAGACCATAGAAGCCAAGTGGCAAGCGTTCTGCAACGGCGTTCTGGGCGGGACCCCCTGTGGGGAACCGATGCCACCGGAGACCACGGAGTCCCGGGAGGAGTGCCCCTCCCCTGCCGGTGTGGCCGCGGAGGTCGTTCCCGAGCCGCTGAACCTGACCGGACTACGGGCGGCCTTCACTGGGGAGTTCGACGCGGAGCAGTTCTTCCGCTGGGTGGCGAAGCTCCCAATCCCGGAGGGGCGCGTCCAGATCAGCGTCGAGGTGACCGCCCTTTGATCTACACCCCCATGAAACACCAGGCCATCGCCTTCAACTTCTGTATGGGGCACCCGCACGCGGGGCTTTTCATCGGCATGGGCCTGGGGAAAACCGCGATTTCCCTGTCCGCCTTCGTAGAGTACAAGAGCGAGCGGTTCACGGCCCGACGCTGCCTGGTGATCGCGCCGATCAACGTGGCCCGAACTGTCTGGGCACAGGAGTGCCTGAAGTGGGACCACACGCAGTTCATCCGGTGCAGCCGGATACTCGGGACCACCAAGCAGCGGCGGGCGGCTCTGGCGGCGGATGCGGACCTGTACATCATCAACCGGGAAAATGTGGTGTGGCTGATGAACGAGCTGAACGGAAGCCTGGCCCGCTTCGACATGGTCATCATCGACGAGCTGTCCTCTTTCAAGTCCACGAAGGCCAAGCGCTGGAAGGCGCTGAAGAAGGCGATCCAGGCTGTTCCCTACGTACTCGGCCTCACCGGCACCCCTGCCCCCAACGGATACCTGGACCTGTGGCCGCAGGTGTACCTGCTGGACGGAGGGAAGCGCCTGGGCCGTCGGATCGGGGATTACCGGGCCCGCTACTTCACCATGGGCGCCCACAAGGGGCATGTGGTCTATGAGTGGCGGCTGCGCATCGGTGCCCAGGACGCCATCAACCGGGAACTCCGGGACCTGTGCGTCAGTATGCGGTCGGAGGACTGGCTGACCCTGCCCCCGGTGATCTACAACCCGGTGCCGGTCCAGATGGACGAGGAGGGCCGCAGGCTCTACGAACAGTTTGAGCGGGACAAAGTGCTGCCCCTGCTGCGGGAGAACGACAACACCTGGATTCTGGATGCCAGCAAGGCGGAGGAACTGGAGCGGATGACCAATCTGGTGAAGGGGGATACCGCCGCCGTGGCCGCCGGGAAGCTGCTCCAGATGGCCAACGGGGCCGTTTACGACGACGGCGGCAACATCTTCCACATCCACGATGCCAAGCTGGACACCCTGGAGGAGATCGCGGAGGCCAACGCCGGGAACAGCCTGCTGGTGTTCTATGGATATCAACATGACCGGGACCGCATTCTTGCCCGGTTCCCGCAGGCGGTCGCGTTCTCCGGGGAGGAGAGCCTGGAGGAGGACTGGAACGCAGGGAAGATCCCAATGCTGGTCTGCCACCCCGCCAGCACCGGGCATGGGTTGAACCTCCAGTTCGGCGGGCACATCATCGTCTGGTTCGGGCTCACCTGGTCCCTGGAGCTGTATCAGCAAGCCAACTCCCGCCTCCCCCGACCGGGGCAAAAGGAGAGCGTCGTTATCCACCACCTAATCTGCCAGGGCACCGCCGACGAGCGGGTCATGGAGGCGTTACAGGGCAAGGACGCCAGTCAGCGGTCCCTGCTGAGCGCCCTACGCGGGTATTTGACTGAAAAAACGACTTGACGAGGAGGCGACGGCCATGCGCCTGACTGAGTTGGCGGAAGAGTACGACGAAGCAGTCCTACTGCTGCGGCAGCGGATCAGAGAGCTGGAGGACCGTCGCAAGAGCACCCAGGATGTTCTGGAACAGAACATCCTGGCCCAGCGGACGGCTGATCTGCGAGCGATTCTTCGGGACACCCGAACTCTGGCCGTGATCTGCCGCCGCTACTACGAAAGGAGCTTCTGGAGGGATGAACACTTCTGCTTTCAATATCCGGGCCAGCGAGCACCCGGGCGACATGGCGGCGTGGCTGCGGGCACACGCCGAAACCAACGACTCTCAGCTGCGGCGGGTACGCCGGAACCTGAAACGGGCGATCCGGGAGGACCTGACGGAGCGGCAGCGGACCATGCTGTTGATGCGATACTCACAGGGCTTCTCCATGGCACGGATCGCCAAAGAGCTCGGTGTAAACCGATCCACGGTATCGCGGACCCTGGCCCGGGCCAATAAGCGCCTGGAGCGGGCACTGAAATACTCGTTTTGAGGAGGACTGGACGTTCATGGGAAAACGGTCTCTTAGCGTTATAGCGGAAGAAGTAATCAACCAGCTCCAGGATCAGGTTATCATCCACCGGTATGACGCCTTCTCCACCAATAGCATCTACTTAAAATTTGACTACGGCCTTGCTTACAGCCTACGGATCAGCGACCACGCGGGCAAAAAGCACTTGGCCTATCGCTTCAACATTCTGGAGTCCATGGCCGGGGAGTCCAGCAAAAGAGAAACTATCAACCATGGTTGCAAGATGGTGTTCTACGGCCCACACATGGTATCCGCCTGCTGCCGAGACGTTTTGAAGGAAAAAGAGCGAAAGCGGCAGGAGGTCACGGACTACCAGGCTCTGCTGCTGTACAAAGCTAGAACCTGCGCCAATACGGGCTTCTGGGGTGGGGCTAGGCAAGTCAATTAAAGGAATGCTGATTATGTTTCTCTGGAATGTGTGGTACGCCGATGATGAGTGGTGCTGCTTCGTGATTGCGCCCACACGGAACCGCGTAAAGGCCCTCTTTCAAGACTACTGGCGGGAGGGAGAATTCACGAATATACGATGCCGGAAGGTAAAGCCCACCAGGGGCCAGGATGAGGGTGTGTACGATACCCCCTGCCCCATGCTGGAGGAACTGGGAATCCGGTATCCGACCGAGGAGGAAATGGACAAATTGGAGGCATTGGCATGGTAGAACTGATTGAGGCCGCAGATGCCTGCCTGTGGCTGGGGCTGGCGGTTATTGTCCTATGGAATGAGCGCAAGTGGAACCTAAAATTTGACGATCTGCACGAAGATCTAAAGTAGAAAATCGAGACATAGGAGGAAATGTATGGAAAAGAAAATCCTGGATGTAACCTGCGGATCACGCACGATGTGGTTCAACAAACAGCATCCCGCAGCGGTGTACTGTGACAAACGGCGTGAAGAATATCATCACCTGTGGAAAAACGCAGGAAACTGCACTCTTAACATTGACCCGGATGTTCTTTGCGACTTCACTGCACTTCCGTTTCCAGATAACTCTTTCCCACTGGTAGTGTTTGACCCGCCGCATCTAACAGAGGCGAAGGAAACGGCGTGGCTGGTGAAAAAGTACGGGAAGCTGGACGATAACTGGCCACAGATGATACATGAAGGATTTCTGGAGTGTATGCGAGTGCTCAAGCCTGATGGCGTGTTGATCTTTAAATGGAACGAGTACAACATTCCAGCGGAGAAGGTATGGAAAGCCATTGGGCAAAAGCCGCTGTTCGGGCACCATAGCGGAAAGCAGAGTCGAACGTTTTGGGCGTGCTTTATGAAACTGGAGGAGCAGTGAACGCTGCTTTGCTTTATATAATCGCCAGAACAACCTTTTTAGTCACCATTATAGGCGGGCTGATTTTCTACGCCATCTATCGTTTGATCGCGTCCATCTGGGCGCACACTTCTGCGGCGGCACGAAACACAAAGGGTTATCTGCGTAGCCGAAAAGGCTTTGACCTGTACAAGCAGAACGTGGCGCGATGGGACGAATACCAGAGACAGTGCATTGAAAAGTGCTCCCGGCGTGAGCACCTGTGGAAATCCGTAGTAAGGGGCAACCACGACAAATGAAGATACGATTACCCGCACTATGGAGAAACCCCACCGCGAGGTCCATATAGATGAAAGCAAGAAGGAGGTATCACCCGAATGACCGAAACCAGAAAGAAGGCCATGCTGTCCCAGCCCATGGCCGGGAAGACAGAGGCCGAGATCGCGGAGACCCGCAGCCGGGCCATCGTCGCCCTGGAGGCGCAGGGCTATGAGGTCGTGAACACCCTGTTCACGGATGCGTGGTACAGCCAGGAGAAGATGGAGGAGCGCGGCGTGGTGCAGATCCCCCTCTGTTTCCTGGCCAAGAGCCTGGAGAACATGTCCCTGTGCCACACAGCCTACTTCTGCAAGGGGTGGGAGAGCGCACGGGGATGCCGGATCGAACACGACGCAGCCGTCGCCTACGGGCTGACGGTGCTCTACGAGGAGGACGCCCAATGAAAAAGATCCCTACCCTGTTTGAACGCGAGTACGCCGGCCACAAGGTCGTCGGCATCAAGGACATCGTGACACCTGGCATGGAGTGGGTGCTGGACGGTGAGGGCGAGGCTACCGTAAAGATCGACGGCGCCTGCTGCGCCATTATCGGCGGCATGTTCTACAAGAGATATGACGCCAAGAGGGGTAAAACACCTCCCGCAAATGCGATCCCGTGTTGCGACCCGGACCCGGTGACGGGGCATTGGCCCCACTGGGTGCCTGTTGATCGAGATAATCCTGCCGACCGGTGGTTTGTTGTAGCCTATGACTACACGCCGTTCGCGAGTACTGTATTGGACGGCACGTTTGAGGCAGTCGGCCCGCATTTCCAAGGGAACCCGCACAAGCTCCCCCACGACATGCTCATTCCACATGGTATCGACAAGGTACTGGTCCCGCGCACGTTCGAGGGAATCCGGGACTACCTGAAGAATCACAACATCGAGGGCCTGGTGTTCTGGAAGGACGGGGAGCCTCAGTGCAAGATTAAGCGGAGTGACTTCGGCTTCCCCTGGCCGGTCAAAGCGGAGGAGGACACCGTATGAAATTCAAAAACCCGAAAACCGGAGCAATCTACGACGTGCAGTACAGCTGCGTGGACGCCGGGTTTTGCCGAGACATCCTTTCGTGCCGAGCCTGCCCGATTAACCTTGCCAAAAGTTGGGAGACGTGCTCCAACTGGGTCCTCGGCCACCCAGAGAAAGCCGCGGAGCTGATGGGCTACGAGATGATCCGCGAAGGCGAAGATACAGGCACGACTCCCATCAGCACAGAGAATCCAACCAGAGCCATCGCCATCGACTTCGACGGGACGCTGTTCAAAACCCGGTGGCCGGAGATCCTGGAGCCTAACCGGGAAGTGATCGACCGGGCTTTGGATGAGCAGCGCAACGGTGCCCAACTGATCCTGTGGACCTGCCGAGAGGGAAAGCTGCTGGAGGATGCCCTGGCCGCCTGCAAGCGGGAGGGGCTGCACTTCGATGCGGTAAACGACTCCCCCGAGGACTGGAAACGGATCTGGGGGACCTCTCCTCGAAAGGTCGGGGCCACGGAATACTGGGACGACCGGGCGGTAAATCCCAAAGACTGGAAGATGTGCTCCGGGGATGAGACCGTTGCCGCAGATACGCCGCAGACGGATTGCTTTGAGGAGTACGAGGGCGAAGCCGAGCCGGACCCCCGCTCCCGGCGGGGCATCCTGCTCCAGGCGACCCGGTGTGTCTGCGGTGACCGGGACCAGGACTACGGAAGCCCGGAAAACAGCCTCTCCGCCATCGCTTCGCTCTGGGCGGACTACATCAAAGCCAAGTACGGCGTCTCCGCTCCGCTGACCGGGGTGGATGCCTCCGCCATGATGGTGCTGTTCAAGATCGCCCGGGTGGCTACCGGCCACGGGAAAGCGGACAACTGGGTGGGCGCCGCCGGATACGCCGCCTGCGGGGGCGAAATCGAGGCACAGAAATGCTGACCGCACCGGACCTGACGGAGGCTCAGTGGCAGTGGGTGATTGACCGGTATCGGGAGGGATACCCGCAGACCGAGCTTTGTAAGTTCCTTGGCATGTGGCGCAACTCCCTTTTCCGGAATCTGCAACGGCGCGGCGTGATACCCTACGGAATTGACGAACTTGAGCCGTTGGAAAGCCGAAGAGCGGAATTCGAGGCACTGGGGAAGGAAAAGACAGAGCCGAAAAAGCCGAACAACAAATTCAGATACTGAGAGGGCGGAATGACGTATGAAAACGGAACTGCTGAAAATCAAAGGAGACTGGCGGGAGGTAGTTGACGATTGCCGATCCACCATGGGTAAGGAGGAACTGGGGCATGAGCCCAGCCAGAAGTTCAAGCGTGAAATCCTGATCGCCGAGCACAGCCCCATCCGGGACCTGATCTTCAAATGGCGGTGGCCGGATATGCCCCACTGGGTCACGGTTCACTGGGTCCGCCACAAATGGGAGAAGTTCGTACGGACCCAGCGCTCTGACCGCACCGGGATTCCACGGGAGAAGCTGCCCCAGGATGAGCCGCAGACCTTTACCGGCGAGGCCAACGCCCAGCACCTGATCGACACGATGCGCAAGCGTCTTTGCGGACAGGCGTCCCCGGAGACCCGCGCCTACGCCGAAGATCTGAAACGGACCATCGCCGAGGTGGAGCCGGAGGTCGCCGGGGTCCTGGTCCCCAACTGCGTGTATCGGTGCGGATGCCCGGAGAAAAACTGCTGCGGCTACTGGCAGGAGCTGAAGCGCAGGACCGACGGCGACATCGTCAGCGAGGACATCCAGGAACGGTATGACCTCTATAACGCAGTGTTCCGAGAGGACCATCCGAAGGAGGGCACCGTATGAGCAACGCAGCGCTGTCGAAGCTCCTGAAGGAGCGTACCTGGCAGGCCCAGTACGGACCCATCAATCAGGCTGAGTGTCACGACACTCAGCCTGGCCCCGGTTCTAACGGGGAAAAACGGCCTCCCGTCTATCATCTGACCTATGAGCAGATCGAGGGCATCAAGCGGCAGGCGGCCCGGCGGGCCACCTACACCGCCTTCCTGCTGATGATGTCGCTGCCCTGCATGGCCCTGCGAGACGGCTTCGGGTTCGGGGCCGAACGCCTGGGCCGGTTCCAGGACCGGCTGGTGCGGCTGTACGAGGAATACGAGGAGGGCCGGATCACATTGGAGGACTGCCGGGACACCTTGAAGGCGGAGACCGGCTTCTCCGTGGGGAGGGTGCGGAAATGACGGTCATGGTATGGAAGGCCATGGGCCTTGTGTCCCTGTACATCGGCGGCTTCATTGCGGCGTCGCTGATCCTGGCACGGACGGAAGCGGGCAAACAGGAGACACCGGATGACGGCGACATTACGGCGGCTCTCCTCTGGCCTCTGATGTTGGCAATCATCTTGGTCACCTCCCCCTTCAAGGGCGCCGCGTGGCTGCAAAGGCGGATCTGGGCGGATGTTAGGCAGAAGGCCGATGCGGACGAGAAGCCGGACAGCCTGGATGAACTGAGGGGGGCCGGGGACTGTCTGCGTCGCATTGTTTATGAGAACCCAAGCAACATCGCATATATCGCCGTCTCCCCGGCGATCTGGGACATTCTGATACGCAGCGAAGGCTTGGCCGTAGGGGTCCTCCGGCACGAGGGCCAGACCGAAGCGGAGGTCCTGTTCCAGGGGGTCCCCATACGCCGGGACGAGCAGCTGAAGGGGTTTAGTTTCTACTGGAAGGAGGCGTTCTGATATGCGGGACTACACGTCCATCCCGAAGTACGCCGGGATAACGAAGCCGTCAGCCCGATACAACTACCTGCACGATCTTCTGGAGGAATACCAGGGACGTGATCCCGGACCCCAGGCACCCGTCTGGAGCTGCTCCCGCCGGGCGGCCCTCCCGAAAAATGACTGCCGGTACTGCACCCTGTCCGTCTTCCTGGGCGGAGACCCGGAGATCTGCTGCAACTGGCGGGCCGAGGCGGACCCAGACCGGGCAATCTCCATTCTGGAGAGCCTGCTGGAAAAGACGGGCCAGATAAAATCTGTCCCGTTGAGCCGGGAAGAGAAGATTCAATACATAGCGGATCACTATGGTTTGGCCGCGCAGCTGGCGCAGACCCGCGAGGAGTGCGCAGAGCTGATCGTGGCGACCAGCAAGTTCGACCGGGCGAAAACAGACGCCGAACGCCGTCAGGCCAGGGATCATGTCACAGAGGAAATGGCGGACGTGGCGATCATGCTGCGGCAGCTTCGGTATCTGCTGGACAACAACACCGCGCTCCAGCTCCTGACGGAGCAGAAGCTGAACCGGCAGATCCAGAGAATCCGGGAAGAAGGTGGTTCGGATGCACAAGACTGAACCGGAGCGTCCCCTGGAGCCGAGGGACAACCCCCTCCCCCGCTGTCCCGTGTGCGGCGCGGAAGGACCGGAGAAGATCATTCGGGAGCCCGGCGGGCTGGTGTTGGGGTGCGACTTGTGTCTGTGCCTGTATGACGCATGGGCCTATTTCGACGGGCAGGAGGACGGCGATGGGAGATAGAAAGAGGGCCTACCAGCTGCTTTGCAGTGAGCCCCTGACAGACTTTGACAACCAAGTGCTGCGGATGCTCCAGTACCTGGCGGACCGGGGCTTTCATCCAGGCGGAGGGGTGTTTGTGCTGCTGGACGCCGAGTCCGATCAGGTGACCACCTACTACCATAATGCCTCCATACGGGACCGGATTCTGGCCAAGGGATTTATTGACCTGGACATCCAGGCGGACAACATTGCGGCGGCCCAGGGGGGCCTGGTACTCCGCAGGAGAGAAGAGTTTAAACTTCCCCTGGACGACGAAGATCCGGATAACTGGCCCGTATTCGGTCAGGACGACGAAGAAGACGAAGAAGACGACGATGCAGAGGAGGCGGACACCGATGGAAACGAAACATGACCCCGCCAGGGCCTTCCTGGAATCCGTACGGGAGGCTCGGGTGACCCTGGCCAGGTGCCGCTGGAAGCTCCAGCAGGCCAAGGCCCAATGCGACCAGATCACTGCACAAATCACCGTGTCCGGCGTTTCCGGCCACAGCGGGGACGGGCACAAGGACGCTCGCTGGGCCGCGCTGGCGGACCTGCGGGACCTCCTGGAGGAACAGTACAACCGGGCACTCCGGGCGGAGATCGAAGTGGAACGGTTCCTCTCCAGGGTCGAGGACTCCAACCAGCGAGCTGTCCTGCGGATGCGCTACGCCGACTGTCTCCCCTGGACGGCGGTCCAGGAGCGCCTTCAGGCCAGCGGCATCTATTATTCCGAGCGACAGATTTTCCGGCTGCATGGTGAAGCACTCCAGACGGCGCGGCGGCTCCACCGGGAGCTGTACCCAGAGCAATACGAACAGGAGGGCGAACCATGAAGATCGCAACAGCACGGCAAAAGACCTCGAAACGCTGGAGGACCCAGGAGATCACCTGGGAGCAGATGCTGGACCGGCTGCGTAAGCCCCTCTACACCGGGGAGACCGTGCGTGAGTACCGGGCCATGAGTAAGGAAGACCGGGACCGGGCCAAGGAGGCCGCCGGGGGATTCGTGGGCGGAGCACTGTCCTGCGGGCAGCGCAAGACGGAGTTCGTGACGGAGAGATCCCTGCTGACCCTGGACGCGGACAACGGCAAAAAAGGGGCCTGGAAACGGGTGACCGCCATTTTGGACTTCAAAATGGCGGTGTACTCCACGCACTCCCACACGGAGGACGCCCCGCGGCTGCGCTGGATCATTCCCACGGACCGACCGATGACCCCGGACGAATATCCGGCGGTGGCCCGCCGGGTGGCGGAGTGGCTGGGGATCGAGACCATGGACCCCACCACCTACGAGGTAGCCCGGCTCATGTACTGGCCCACCTGCTCCAGCGACGGCACCTACGTATTCCGGGCCCAGGAGGGACCGGTGCTTCGGGTGCGGGACGTACTGGACACCTACGGCTGCGGGGACGCCTGGAGGGACTCCACCCTCTGGCCCATTTCCAAGACCGAGAACGAGATCCGGCTGCGGTCCATGCGGAAGGCCGGGGAACCCACGGAAAAGCCGGGCATGGTGGGCCTGTTCTGCCGGACCTTCGATGTGCCCAGCGCCATCGACGCCTTCCTCCAGGACGTGTACCTCCCGACCGACAAGCCGGACCGCTATACCTTCGCCCGGGGGTCCACCTCCGCGGGCGCCATTCTCTACAACGACGGGGCCTTCCTGTTCTCCAACCACGCCACGGACCCCTGCGGGGGCCAGAGCGTCAACGCCTTTGACCTGGTCCGCATCCACAAGTTCGGAGACCTGGACGCCGACACGGCGGTGGACACGCCGGTGACCAAGCGGCCCAGCTACGCCGCCATGTGCCGGTGGGCGGTCACCCTGCCGGAGATCAAGCACCAGCTGGTGGAGGAGCGCCGGGCGAGCGCGGACGCGGACTTCGGCGATATGCAGGGTCAGGGCGGCGAGGCGCCTGCGGCGGAAAGCGGCGGAAAGACCGACGAGGACCGGGACTGGGAGAGCCGCCTGGAGCTGAACCACAAGACTGGAGAGTGCGAGCCCACGGTCAACAACGCCCTGCTGATCCTGCTTCACGACCCAGGCCTGAAGGGGACCTTCGGATATGACCTGTTCGCGGAGAAGCCCCGGCTGCGGGGAGACGTTCCATGGCGACTCAAGGGCAGCGTGCGGTCGGACACGGGCCGGGGGACGGAGTGGACCGACCAGGACGAGGCCGGTCTGCGGTGGTATCTCCAGCTGCGGTGGAAGTACAAGTCCGAAAAGGACTTACAGAATGCCCTGGAACTGGCCATGCGAGCCAACGGATTTCACCCGGTCCAGGAATATCTGCGCGGCCTGACCTGGGACGGGGTCCCACGGCTGGAGACGCTGTTCGTGGACTACCTGGGCGCGGAGGATACCCACCTCACCCGGACCATTACCCGCAAGTGGTTCAGCGCGGCGGTGGCCAGGGTCATGCGCCCGGGCTGCAAGTTCGACAACTGTCTGGTGCTCTGCGGCCCGCAGAACCTGGGCAAATCCAGCTTCGCCGACGTGATGAGCCGGGGCTGGTTCCAGGACTCCCTGGTGGACATGAACGGGAAGGACGGATACGAGGCCCTGCACGGCAGCTGGATCATCGAGCTGGCGGAGCTGGCCTCCACCAAGCGCAGCGATGTGGAAACGGTCAAGACCTTCCTCTCCAAACGGGAGGACACCTACCGCCCCGCCTACGCAAGACGCGCGGCCACCTTCCCCCGCCAGTGCGTGTTCTTCGGCACCACCAACGAGGCCGAATGGCTCAAGGACCGGACCGGAAACCGCCGGTTCTGGCCGATCACCGTCACCCGCCGCATGGACCGGGCGGCCCTGGAGCGGGTGGCCGACCAGGTGTGGGCCGAGGCCAAGGTCTGCTGGGAGAAGGGCGAGATCCTTTGGCTGGACGACCCGGAGCTGGAGGCCGAGCTGCGGGAGACCCAGGGGGGCAGCATGGTCCAGGACGAGCTGGAGGGCCTGCTGGGGGAGTATCTGGACACCCCCCTCCCCGACAACTGGGACGACCTGTCCCCGGAGGCCCGGCGCGACTACATCCAGGGCGACCTCCCCGGCGTGGACCCGTCCGCCTGCACCCGTCGCCGCGACCAGGTCTGCATCACGGAGATCCGCGTGGAGCTGCTCTCCGAGGACCGCCGCAAGTTCGGAGGCAGCGACCTGACGAGCCGCCGTCTGGCCAATCTGATGAACAACCTCCCCGGATGGGAGAAGGAGCGCAGAAAGCGCCGCCTCCCCGGATACGGACCCCAGTGGTGTTACGTGCGAACCCCCTAAACCGCCGCCGGAATCCGGCTTGTGGGCCAAAGGGCTGTCCGCGAATGGCGGACAATTTGGCCAGAGCAGACCGAAAAAAGGCGGTTCCATCTGGAACACGTCAGCCAGGCGAACACACTGAAACCGGACTGAACAATCCAACGTGGGGCCGCCTTTCAGGCAGGGGATCAGGAATATACAGTCACCCGGCCACTGGAACACGTATAGGAACGGCCATTGGAACAGTCAAAGGAACACCCTCAATCCATTGGGAGAGTAAGGTTATATAGTATACTGTTCCATTGTTCCATTGTTTTTAATAAAAACATCTGTAAAAAAAATTCCTACGCAAAATTTCATTTTTCTAGTTGTGTAATATACTATATAGGGAAAACCATTTCATTGGAACCGTGGACACTCGAAACCATTGCGGCTCTATGGGTTGGAGGGTGTTCCAGTTCTGGAACGCGAACAAATTGCCGAACAGGGGGTGTTTTTGTGGGTCTGCAAAAGGTTCTGGAGACAGAGGTAGAGAGCTATCTCCGTCGGCGTGTGGAGGCGAATGGCGGGCTGTGTGTGAAATTCATCCCCGATTATGCCAGAGGGTTTCCGGACCGGGTCCTGATGCTGCCCGGTGGTACGCTGGTATGGGTGGAAACAAAAAGGCCGGAGGGCGGAAGGCTCTCCCCCACCCAAAACGTAGTCCACGTTTTGCTGCGTCGGTTGGGACAGCGGGTGGAGGTTGCCTGGACCAAAGAGCAGGTCGATCAACTCATAGGTGAGTTGGTCGGATCTGCCCCCGACGCATGAACTCTGTGTGGTCCCGTGACCCCCGTGTTCCCCGTGTCCCTGCATACTCGCGTCCCCGCGTGCGAGGGAAAGAGAAATCCCCTGGAACTGGAGCACAGTTCCAGGGGATCACGGTTTTAGGGGAACAGTTGTTTTCCTTCTTCGTCGCGGCAGGTTATCTCGAGTCCGTAGCGGTTCTCCAGGTCTCCGATGATCGCCAACCACAGGGATAACCGGTCCTCGTAGTCGTCGGTACTGACGAGAAGTTCTGTCTCCACGTCAAAGCTGGCTTTGGCGTGGTACGTTATGGTCCTCGCTGCTCTCTCGTTTGGATTGCCGCCCATTGCTCCCTTCCTCCCCTCATCGCTGCGGTCTGCCGTCCACGTACAGCCGGTAGCCCGCTGCCTTCATGCTGCGCAGGACTTCCCGGGGGTAGGTGAGGCCCGGGTCGTCCCAGGCCATACACACCTTCCCGTCCTTGCGGATGCTGAACTTGTGCTGCCGTTCATAAAACGGCGTTTGCTGCCGGCGCATGGGTCAGCTTTCCATGTACCGCCCCAGGAAGGCGGCAGTAGTTTGGGCCAACTTGTACTCTGCGTCGCTGGAGGGAATGCGTTCCTGGTCGCAGTACAAGACTAGGCCGATTACCTCTCCTTCAGAGAGGATAGGGGCGGCCATGGAAGCCAGCGCTTCCTCGCTTTCGGAGCAGATTTTGATTGGCCTCCCCTCTCCGTCGAACGGGTAAGCACGGCGGCTTTCCATGATTTGCTCCAGGCCCGGCGTAATTCGCTTGTCCAGGATGCCGCGCTTTCTCTCCCCTGCTGCCGCAATCACTGTATCCCGGTCGGTGACGGCCCACGTTCCTCCGGACACCCGCCGCATTGCCTCGCAGAGGCCCGTGGCCATGTCTTTGGCTCCGCTCATAAAGGAGTATTTCTTGAAGATCACCGAACCGTCCTGGTCGGTAAAGATTTCCAGCGGATCGCCCTCCTTGATGTGGAGGCTCCTGCGGATTTCCCGGGGTATGGCCACCCGGCCAAGGTCGTCAATGCGCCGTACAATTCCAGTAGCTCTCATAATTCGTCCTCCTTTGCACTGTTCGGTTTTCAAGGTCGGGCCGTAGGCCCGGTGGTTTCCCACGACGGGAGTGAAACTCCCGTTTCGGCTGGTCACCGTCCAGCTCTCGTCAGGTGGGCGGGATTGGTGATACCGAAGGTATCCAGCAGATAGTTTAGCTCTGCCCGTCGGTCCGCCTGTTTCTCCTGGCACCAGGAAAAGGTCTTTTCCAGGTGCCAGGTGTTGCAGCCTCCCCTGCGGGGGTGCCGCCGGCGCTTCCCGCTCATTTGTGCTTGCCCCGCCGGGGCTGCTCAATGGCGTCCACGACCCGCAGCAGACCGGACGCCAGGGTGCTGGCTCCCAGGATCAGCAGCAGCAGTGTGTAAAGGTCCATGGTCAGCCCTCCTTTCACCGGGACAGCAGGTCGTACTGTGCCTGGGTCTCGTAGCGGTCGTGAACGGGGATGGGATAGTCCGACGGGAAACGGCTGTCGCTGGTGGAAACGTAGTTTCCGCCGAACATGGGCCCCAGGACTTTCTCGCCCCGGTCCGGGTTCACCGGCTCCGCGTGGAGGTAGGTGCCGCCCCCGAACTCGCGCTTTACCAGGCGCAGGAGTGTGGGGTCGTCCGTCCTGGCGTCTACATATCCGTCCTCGCAGATCAGCAGCAGCCGGTCGGACGATGCGCTGACTCCCCCGTTCGTGCAGTCCTCCAGGCGGGGGCACCGGTACACATAGACCGGCAGTGCCTTAACGGTGTTCTGTTTTTCCATGAACTCAGCTCCTTTCGGTTTGTCGTGTGGTGCCGTGGTTTCCCACGACGGGAGCATAGCTCCCGTTTCGGCTGGTTACCGTCCAGCTCTCGTCAGGTGGGTCACATTTCCACGGTCGTCCCGTACACCACGGGCACAAGCTCCGTGCTGTCGCTGTCGTAGTCGTACTGTTTGGGGGTGCCGTTGGCGGTGTACGCCATTGCCCCGGAGACCCGGATGGCAGCGTCCTTCTGGTAGTCATAGCGCCATACTCCGTTGCACTCGTCGATCAGGAAGTCCTCGTTTTCCATTAGGCCGCCGCCGGAGAGTCGGACGAACTCGCCCTCGTCCAGCCACTGGAGCACCTCGCAGTCCCCGGCGTCCACAGCGTCCGTAGACCAGGGCGCCTCGTCCAGGTATTTGTCCCAGTCTGCGTAGCAGTTCCAGCCGCCCAGATTGCGGTAGTGGTAGTAGGATTTCTGGTAAGACCCGTTGGAGTACAGGACCCCTTTATCTTCGATAAAGTCGCCGATGGTGTAGATCTTGCCTTCCTTGGTAAGGAAGGCCATTTTGCTCTCGATGGCGTTCTTTACCAGAAGCATGGCGTCCTTGTTGGTGTAGAAGCGCGGGAGCGCCCGTTTCAGGGGTGCAAGCTGGGTGGCGATGTACTCCATGGTGTCGGAGATCCCCTTGCGGGGGGACACAGAGGTGATGATGCCGTTGTGAGCGACACCGACATCCGCATAGCTCTTGAGCTTTTTCAAAGCTCCAATGCTGTCGGTGATGGGGAAGGGATGGGTGTTCTCCGGCTTCGTGCCCCCGTGGGTGGTGATGCGGAAGTGCATGACCAGGGGCGTGGCGGTCAGGTCCAGCCGCCGCTCCAGCTCGTCCAGCTTCTTGGCAAAGGATTTATACTTCATAAATCCTTTTTCGATGCGGACCTTGTTGTTCTCCACATACATGATACCGGCGCCGTCGCTGTTGACGTTCCACATGTTGCGGATGGTGTCACGGGTGGGCATGGCCACACCGGAGGGTTTTGCAGCGATAATGCACATAGACACGTCCTCCTTTGCACTGTTCGGTTTTCAAGGTCGGGCCGTAGGCCCGGTGGTTTCCCACGACGGGAGCTTTGCTCCCGTTTCGGCTGGTTACCATCCAGCTCTCGTCAGGTGGGGGCCGGGGCTCACAGGCCCCGGCTCTGGCAGTAGGCGTTCAGTTCTTTGAACTGCTCGATGCCGACCACATCAGCCCATTCGGCGTGGATGCACTCCGTAGGAGTGTGGGTCATGGCGAACTTGGTCAGGTTGCTCGCCAGCTGCAAGCTGGCGATGATGGTGTCGCGTTTCAGGGTTCCCCTGAAAAACCGCAGCTCGACGGTCTCGCTGTTGCACAGGTTCACGGCCTGGTAGCGTCCGTAGTTGCAGGTGCTCAGGGCGAACTCGGTGAGTTCGATGTCGCGGTAGCTGCACTCGGAGCGGTAGCCGCGGCCCATCAGGTCCGGCATCCGGGCCCAATCGTCCAACTGCTCCTTGGTCCGGCGGGAGAACTCGGTCAGCTGCTTTCGCAACTGATAGGCCAGCAGGACCAGGTTCCCGGCGGTCCGCCGCTGGGCCTCGTAGTCCTCGCCCATCTGTCTGCGGCCGATGTGGATGTGGAGCCCGCAGGTCCCGGCCTCGTGGCTGGTGTAGCCCAGGTGACGGCACTGGCGGCTGATCTCCGCCCAGCGGAGATCGTACTGGTGGTACGCCAGGGAGCAGGGATGGGTGACGATCTCCACGCCCTCCTCGCCCAGGGAGCCGTCGTGCTTCATGTAGATGGGCTGTCCGAGCTTTGCAAGCTCGTTGGTGAGCGCCAGGTGGTCCCGCCCTTTGTCAACCTCCAGCTCCACACCAAAGGTGAGCAGCGTGGTCCGGTGGTCCTCCCGGCGGGCCTCGCCGGAGCGGTACTTGAACTCGGGGTCCGGCTTATAGCCGTAGTTGTGGAACTCTGTTGACCGGCGGTTACTCATGCAGTCGGCGCAGAAATACTCACCCTCGTCATCGTCCCAGTATGCCTCGTCGCCCTGGATCAGCCGACCGCAGCTTTCGCAGGTGTACCAGTGGCGGTCGTAACAGTCGTCACAGACGACGTTGCCGAAGTCGTCCTGGTGGGTGTACATGGAGGAGTAGTAGCTTTCGCAATCGTCGCAGCGGTAGTAGTTGTCATCGGCACAGCTTTCGCAGACGTATGCCTCCTGGCGTGTTCCCGAGTTCACGGTCACGGCGTCGTCCAGGGGGAACAGCTCGCCGCAATCATCGCAGAGGAAGTAGTCGCTGTCAGCGCAGCTGTCGCACACCATGTCCCCGTCGTGGGTCTCGTGCATGTGGCTCTCGTGGTGCCACTCGCCGCAGTCCTCGCAGCGGTAGTAGCCCAGGTTGTGCAGGCAGTCGGCACAGAGGACCTTGTCCTCGCCGTCGATGCAGACCTCGAAGAGGTCCTCGTCAACACAGCCGCAATCCATACAGGTACGCTCGTTCATGTTCTCGCTCATACGTGTCCTTTCTCGGGGCTCTGCCCCGTGCCTGGCTTGTGCCCCAGGCGGCAGATTTACACGGGCTGATGTGTTCGGTTTTCGAGGTGCCCAGCGGCGTCCCGTCGGACTGCCGGAGCCGTTTGGCCCGTCGGCCTTGCGGCAACACCACCTCAAGGCCCCCTAAGTACGTATGTCAAGGTGGAGATTTCCTACGGAAATACAACCTTGACATACGTACGTAAGGGGGTCTAACGACCCCCCGGCGGCCCGGCTCCACCACCTCCCGACGGCAGGAATGCCGCATCCCTACGGGATGCGAGAGCCGGGAGAACCAGATCGGGGCCGGACGACTGTACCGCCTCCGCAGGAGGCGAGGGACGGCCAAAGTTGTCAGTGAATGTCAGTACCACTCTGTGGTACTGTGTAAGCTGACAGGAAGCACGAGGGGAGGTGAGAGCGTGCCGCGTGGAACTCCTGAAAACCTGGTACAGAACCGGGATTTTTCGCCGGAGCAACGCCGGGAGTGGAGCAGGAAGGCGGGCCTTGCGCGAGGCGCTCAGCTCCACCGGCAAAAGCGGCAGCGAGAGATTCTCAAAGAGATTCTCTCACTGACCTGCGATGACCCGGCGACGGAGCGCAAGCTGGAACAGCTTGGCCTGGACCCCACGTTTGCCGGGGCCATGAACATGGCCGTCGTCCAGCGGGCGATGCACGGGGACGTGGAGGCTGTGCGCTACATCCGCGACACCCTGGGCGAGAAGCCCTCCGAGTCCATCAACCTCGGAGTGTTTGACACTCCGGTGAAGTCGCTGGACCTGACGAAACTCTCCGATGCAGAGCTGGAAGCTCTGGCGGATCGGGCCGACAGCGAGACGGAATAAGTGCAAAAGGGACATCAGGTGCTACCTGATGTCCCTTCTTTGTTGCCGATTGGTTTCCTCCTTTGCTCTGGCATCTCCTGTATCCCTTGTGCTGCAAGGGATACAGGAGCCCAGAGCACCAGCTTAAACGGCTGGTTGCTCCTGCTTGCAGGAGCAAAAGGTCTCCCCTGCGGGGCCGCAGCACATGCCTCCCCCGCGCCGGGCCGTGGGGCCACGGCGCAGCCGTGGTGCGCAGCATACCCCCACCCCCGGATGATGCGCATATACCTGGGCACACCCCCGCCCCCGGTCGCACCCGATGCCACCCCCCACCCCACAAACATAATGGCCCCGCGCAAAATTTTGGGGCGGAAAAGGGTTTTTCAAATGGCGAATAAAACCGTCAAAAAGCGAAAACCGGAGACTCCGACATCCGAAACTCCGATTGTCTCTGCCCCGGAGGATCAGGGCTTCCTGGACCAGGAGTCCCTCTCCGACCGGGAATACCTGACCCGGGAACTCAGCCGTCGGGAGCTGGCTCGCCGGTCCTACCGGCGATACCTGTACTACGTCCACGGGCAGGCCTGGCGCCGGACCCGGATGTCCGACTATCTGGCCGACGAGGTCCAGCGGTTCGTGGAGGCCGATACCGGGCACCCGTATGACATTCTTCTGATCGAGACGCCGCCGCAGCACGGCAAGTCCATCACCATCACAGAGAGCTTTCCCAGCTGGTACCTCGGCAAATATCCGAAAAACCGGGTCATCGAGGCCAGTTACAACGACGATACCGCAAAGCGGTTTGGCCGGAAGAACCTGGAGAAGGTCGAGACGTTCGGCGTCTCCCTGTTTTCCTTTGGAAAAGGGTCCATCTGGACCAACACCGAGTTCGAGCTGAGCAACGGATGGGGCCGCATGATCTCCAGAGGCGTGATGTCCGGCATCACCGGCAACCCCGCCAACCTGCTGCTGATCGACGACCCCATCAAGAACCGTGAGGAGGCCGATTCGGCTACCTACCGGGACAAGCTGTGGGGCGAGTGGCAGAACACGCTGAAGTCCCGTCTGGCCGCCGGAGCGAAGGTGATCGTCATTATGACCCCTTGGCACGAGGACGACCTGGCATCCCGGCTACTGGCCAACGAGCCACACATCCGTCTGCTCCGGCTTCCGGTGGAGGCCGAGGAGCATGATCCCCTTGGCCGCGCCGTCGGTGACGCCCTGGCCCCGGAACTCGGGAAGGACAACACCTGGCTCCGGCAGTTCAAGGGCAGCTACGTCAATGACCCCAGCAAAGGCGGACTACGGGCCTGGCAGGCCCTGTATCAGTGCTCCCCTCGCGTGGAGGGCGGTAATCTGGTCCGCCGGGAGTGGTGGAAATATTACGACCCGAAGGAGGTTTCCTTCTTCCCGACCACCGTCATCAGTGTGGATGCGGCCTTCAAGGACAAGGAGACCAGCGACTACGTGGCGATCCAGGTGTGGGGCAAGCGGGGGATCGACTACTACCTCCGGTATTCCATGAACAAGCACCTGGACTTCCCCGGGACGGTCCAGAACATCCGGCTTTTGAAGCGGTTGTTCCCGGAGACGACCTACATCCTGGTGGAGGACAAAGCGAACGGCTCGGCAGTCATTCAGACCCTTCAGCACGAGTTTGTCGGCGTTATCGGCATCACGCCGAAGGGCGGTAAGGTCTCCCGGGTGAACGCCGTCTCCCCCGCCATTGAGAGCGGGCACGTATTCCTTCCGTCCGGAGAGCTGTGGACCGAGGAGTTCATCGACCAGTTCACGGCCTTTCCTGCGGGGCAGCACGACGACATGGTGGACGCTTGCAGCCAGTGCCTGGGATTTCTGCTGTACAGCAGCGGAACCACCGGCGTCCTGCCGGACCGGAGGCAGCAGCTGCTGGAGGAGCAGCTTCAGCAGGAGCAGGAGGCCTTTCTGGACGGCAGCATCTATGACGTATATGGCCCGGTCGGCGGGCCGTACTGAATTACCGGTAGCCGGACTCTGACGGGTCCGGTGCGAAATACACGCGGGGCGTCGGGCTGCGGAGGTGGGCCCGGCGCCTCCTTATGCCCACGAGGCGGTAGCGGCAACTCGCGGGGGAGGCTGCACACCCCTCCCCTGCTGATCGGCCCGCAGGGGCTGTGAGGCGTCCGGGTTCAAGTCCCGGCGTGGGCGTCAATATTGGCCCGTAGCTCAGTTGGCAGAGCGCCTGACTGTTAATCAGGACGCCGCAGGTTCAAGTCCTGCCGGGTCAGCCATACAGGGGTGTAGCCAAGAGGCAAGGCAAGGGACTTTGACTCCCTCATTCGCTGGTTCGAGCCCAGCCATCCCTGCCAGCCCGAATGGGCGAATACATACCCGGCGGCCATCCCTTTTGGGGACCGCCACGGGACTTTGAAGAACGGAGAGGTGCGAACATGAAGAAGAAAACGACACTGACTGTGGCTCTGGACGCCGTGGGCCGTTTGGACGGAGATCTGGACAGCCTTATTGTGGAGAAAGAGAACGCGGTCAGTTCCTTCCGCGAAATGGCGGATCATCTGAGCGCTATCAATGAGGCCATCGAGGAAAAAAGTACCCTCTGTACCAGCCTGATCGAATCGTTGAAGCGGATTCGTGAGGAGCTGGAGGTGCAGAGCTCCGACAATGAGTGCATCCGCGGAAAGATCCTCGACTTGCTGGGTTGCGCTCCGGCGGAGGTCGTCCTGGATGACCAGTCTGCTGTTACCAACGATCCCGAGGCCGATTCTCCGGAAGTCAACTGATTACACCGCCCCCGGGCATCCAAGTCTGTCCGGGGGCGCACATACAGGGGCGAATGTCCCAAGGTGGGCGAGGCGGTCTCCAAAACCGCTTGGGTGGGTTCGATTCCCAACCGTCCCTGCCACCGGCGTCTCTAAACGCCGGGCATCTCCTTTTCTTCTGGCAGCCCGTGGGGTTCATGATCCTTCTCCCTCTCGGGCTGCCACCCACGGCGGGCTGGTGTAATGGCAGCACAGTGGGTCCATACCCCACATATCCGGGTTCGAGTCCCGGGCCCGCAACCAACCTGTTCTGGAGGTTTATATGGATTTTTTATTTGGATTTTTGGGTGCCCTGCTGGGCGTGCTTCTGCTCTCCGGCGGGGCCGCGGCGGGCTGGTATGTCCGTGGGATCTATACGGAGCACACGAAGGAAGTGCTTGCGCAGGAACTCTCCGAGGCGGAGAAGAAGCGCCTTCAGGAGGAGCAGGAAGCGTTCAGCGCACTTCAGAATTACAGCGTAGAGCAGGCGTACGGCATCCGCGGTAAGGAGGACTTTCCGGGAGGCGATAAGTAATGAAAGAAAACAACATGCCCCTGGCCTGGAAGTTGTACGAGGATGGCCGGAACTACAATAACCGTCTGGTCCCAAGCCAGTATGATCTGGTGGAGACCAACACGGAGTTCTTTATCGGAAATCAATGGCTGCATCTGCCGGACACCCCGGCCATGCGAGGTCTGCCCAAACCCACCTTCAATATCCTCAAGCGGATCGCCAGTCTGTTCATCGCCTCCCTGACCAGCTCCGGCGTGGCGCTTCGGTTTGATCCGCTGGCCTATTACGACGGCAGCAATATCGCGGACCCCGATCACGACGCCGCCGCCATCGCCAACGCGGAGGTTGCGAACCTCCTTGATAAGTTCAAGATGGAATACCGGGTTCGGGACGCCCTTTTTGACGGCGCTCAGACCGGCGACTACTGCGCTCACTTCTGGTTTGACCCGGATGCCAGACCGTACGGCGGCGCTTTTGGCGCCCATCGCGGAGAGATCCAGATGGAGCTGGTGGACGGTATTAACGTGATGTTCGGCAACCCCAATGACCGGCGGACCGAGTCGCAGCCTTACATCCTGCTCGTTGGCCGGGATACCGTGGAGCACCTGCGCTGGGAGGCGGAGCGGTTCCAGAAAAACAAGTCCCTATACAAGTCTGGGGAGGTAAATTCCTCCAAGGGTGGTCTGCTGGAGGCCAGTTTTCAGCCGGATGCCGAGTATCAGTGGTTCACCGGAATCGGTGGCCGCACGGAGATCACCAGCGACGACGGAAACGGCAAGGCCCTGTACGTCCTGTTATATACCAAGGTAACCAAGGAAGTCGACCAGCTCGACGCCAACGGCGACCCGGTGTATGAGGATGTCCTGGACAAGGACGGCAACGCGGTCTACGAGAAGGACGACGACGGCAATGATGTCCTCGACGCCTACGGCAACCCGGTTCCCGAGCGCCGTAAGGTCAAGACCCTGGAGACCTCTGTCCACGCCACCAAGGCCACCCGCTCCGCGGAGATCTTCAGCGATGTGGACACCGGTCTATCTCACTACCCCATCGCCTGGGGCAACTGGGAGAAGCAGAAGAACCAGTACCATGGCCGGGCTTTGGTCACTGGCCTCATCAATAACCAGATCTTCATTAACTCCATCTTCGCCACCAGTATGCGGCAGCTTCAGCTGATGGCGTTTTCCAAAACAGTTTACAACGCCGATCTGATCCCCCGGTGGGATAACACCGTGGGGCAGGCCATTGGCGTTCACGGGCTTCAGCCCGGGCAGTCCATTTCCCAGGTGGCCTATAATCTCCAACCCGCCGAAATGAGCAACCAGGTGTTCTCCCTGATCGACAAGGTCATGGCCTATACGAAGGAGTGCCTCGGCGCTACCGACGCCCAGATGGGCAACGTGAAGCCCGACAACACCTCCGCGCTGATGGTCCTGCAAACCAACGCAGAGGTCCCGCTTGAGAACATTCGTTCCGGCCTGTATGAGTGGATCGAGGACATCGGCGCCATTTTGCTGGACTTCATGGGGACCTACTACGGGAAGCGGCCTGTCGTAGTGGACAAGGAGTTCCGGGAGCCGGTTATGGGTCCGGATGGGGTGACTCCCGCCATCGATCCCATGACTGGCCAGATCCAGACGCAGACTCTTGTCCGAAAGACGGTGGTCGATTTTGACTTTGACCAGTTCAAGCACCTGTGGCTGAATATGCGGGTGGACGTGGGCGCGACGACCTACTTCTCTGAGATTGCCATGACCCAGACCCTGGACAACCTGCGCCGGGACGGCACGCTGGATGTGATCCAGTACCTGGAGCGCATCCCAGACAAACTGATTCCCAAGAAGCAAGAACTGTTGGATGAGCTGAAGGGCCGAATTGCTGTCGGGGCACAGCCCAATGCGGCTCCCGGAGCGGCAATTCCTCAGCCGGGTTCTCCGCTCCAGGGCCCCAACTCCGGGATGGAAGGGCAGCCCGGCCCTGTGCAGGGTGGTGCCCTGGATCTGAACAAGGCTGTGGCGGGACTTCCTGGTATGTCGGAAGCCCAGTTTGACAGCCTCCCCAACATCGCTAAAAAGACTGCTGCGGCCCAGGGGGCCCTGCGGTCCCAATAACGCGCAAACGCCGTCCCCGGAGCCTTGCGGCTGTGGGGGCGGCTTTGTAGATAGACATTCTTTCTCACCATGAAAGGAGAATTTCCATGCACGAAGACGAACTGACGACCACCGGTATCGGTGAAGATGAGGACGCCATCCTCCCCAGCGGCTGGAAAGAGGGCGACGACATCTTCGCGGACTCTGATTCCTGGAGTGGGGAGCCTGAGCAGACTGACGAGCCTGCCGAGGACACCGCTGTGGGAGAGCATTCGACCGACCCGGATCTTACATCTGAGGATGCCCCTACCACGGGCGAGACCGAGGATGAGCAAGATGGTCCAAGCGCCGACAATGAGGCGGAGAATCCTGCACCCGGCCAGGTGGAGGAACCTGCCAAACGGTCGAGAATCCTGAAGCTGAAAGTGAACCACCAGGCCCAAGAGGTGGATGTTGAGCGTCTCACTGACGACGAGCTGATCGAGCGGCTGCAAAAGGCGGCTGCGTTTGACGCTCTGAGAGACGACCAACTAAAGGAGAAATATCGGAAGGTTTACCAGGACCAGATCTACAACGGCATGACGGAAGCCGCCGCCCGTATGGTAGCGGCCCACGAGTGCGGAGGGCGGGATTTCCCTTTGGAAGATGCCGACGACGCCTCCCCCGTTGAGCCCAAGACCGGTGTTTCTCAGACTGCCAGTCCCGAGCGGGACTTTGAGGCCGAGGTTCGCCAGTTGAAGGCTCTGTACCCCGATTTCAGCGTGATGCCCGATGAAGTAGCCCACGCGGTTGCGAATGGTGCACCCCTTCTGAGCGCCTATGTGGCATATCGGGAGCAACAGACCCGCAAAGCCGCCGACTCCCTGCGGCGGGAGAACGAAGTCCTGAAACACAATGCGGCTTCGGCGGCCAAGGCCCCCGTAAAGGGCGTAACTGGCGGAGGGGCCACGAATACTCGTCCCAAGAGCGACTTCCTCAGAGGATTTGATTCTGAGGACTATTGACCCCTGCGCAAAAAACTAGCCGCCGAGCCATGATCGAAAGGAAGGTAATTTCTCATGGCAGGTGGTAAGAACCTCGCTGTTCTGTACTCCGATAAGGTCGATGAGCGTTTCCATCGTGAGTCTCAGGCCATGATGGCTCTGAACAACGACTACAAGTTCACCGGCTACAAGACGGTCAACGTCTACTCTATCCCCGTGGTCCCCATGGGCGACTATAACCGCAGCGGCTCCAACCGTTACGGTGTCCCCCGTGATCTGACCCGCAACATCCAGTCTCTGACTGTCACCCGCGACCGGTCCTGGACCGGCATCATTGACCGTGGTGATAAGACCCAGTCCATGATGGTCATGGACGCAGGCAAGGCCCTGGCACGGCAGTTGCGTGAGGTCGTGGTGCCCGAGTTCGACACTTATGTGTTCAAGACCCTGGCTGCCGAGGCTACCAAGCGCGGCAACTTCTCCACCGAGACGATCACCAAGTCCAATGCCTACGAGCGGTTCCTGGCGGGCATGGAGGCCCTGGGCAATAAGAACGTGCCTGATAAGGGCCGCGTCTGCTTCTGCTCCTACAAGTTCGCCAACTTCCTGAAGCAGGACAGCGCCTTCATGCGTTATGGCGACGCCACGCAGGAAATGCTCATCAAGGGCGTGATCGGCGAAGTGGACGGCTGCAAGATCGTCAAGGTCCCCGCTTCCCGTCTGCCTGCCGGTGCTGCTTTCCTGCTGACCCACCCTGTGGCGGCCACCGCGCCCAAGCAGCTGGAGGACTACAAGATCCACGACAATCCTCCCGGTATCTCCGGCTGGCTGCTGGAGGGCCGTGTGATCTACGACTGCTTCGTGCTGAACGAGAAGGCCGACGCTATCTACTACCACGGTTCTCAGCCCGTGATGAAGCCTCTGAATGTGACTACTGCTGCCTCTGACACCAGCAAGTCCACCATTCTGGTTGAGCCCGGTGCTCCCGAAGCTGGCAACAGTTGGAAGTATCAGACCGCTGAGGCTGACGCGGATCTGGATGCCGTGACCTACGGCACCGCCATTACTTCCGTCAACTGGACTGCTCTCTCCAGCAACGGTCTGGAGATCACTCCCACCAGCGGTGACACTGTGGTTGCCGTGGTTGAGGTCGACTCTGCCGATAAGCCTGTCGGCTACGGCAAGGCCGTTCTCAACATTGGCTGATTCCGGCTTGACAGCCACACCCGAGACCCCTGGCAGATCAGCTCTGCCAGGGGTCTTCCCCTATATTGGCCAGAGCGTTGCGAACAACGAGCCACCTCAAGTGGGGAGGGGCTTACCCGCAGGTAGTTCGGGTGGCTGGCAGGTCACCCCTGCCCTCTGGCTCCTTTGATTTAGACAGGAGGGAAGTCCATGCTTTACAGGGACATTAAAAGAGAAGTCCTGGGGCACATCAATCAGTACAGCATTGCCGGTGCTCAGGTGTCCCCCTCTTACAACAATCAAGCCGATTACCTGGCCCGTATTCCGCAGCTTATTAACGAGGGTCTCGTCAACGTCCGAACGTTGGTGAAGCCTGAGCCGGTCGTCCTCCAGCTCGACCCGGAGACAATGGCCCCGGAGCGGCTCGGCGATCTTCTCCGTTTCAAGCTGCCGGATGACTTCTGGTCTTTGCGGACCGGAGGATTCTCCGTCGTCGAAGACGGAAGGTTCAAAAAGACAGCGCAGTATCGACTCCAGGGTAAGCAGTATGTCCTTGTTCCGGCCAAGTCCGGCGTCATCTATATCCTGGAGTATTACAAGTACCCCGAACAGCTCCCGCTCAACCCGGAAGATACGTATGAGCTCCAGGAGGACCTGGAGGTTATTCAGGCTGCCACCTATTATGCAGCGGCGAACCTGGTGATGCTGGAGGATGAGTTTGCGTATGCAAGCCTCTACAACGATTACGAATCCAGGCTGACCAGGATTTCCCCGGGCATCACCGCTGAGCTTCAGCCGGTCGAGGATGTGTATGCCTTCGGGCATGAGTGCGGAGGGTATCTGGTATGAAGATCTCTCTTTCCGCCATGCCCGATCAGCACGCCACCAAGTTGGTCGATTTCCCCCGTCTGGACGGTGGTCTGAACCTGTGGGAACTGGACTACCGGTTGGACCGGAATCAGAGTCCGGAAATGAAAAACCTTTGGTGGCAAGACGGCGTTCTGCAATGCCGGGATGGGCAGGCCTACGTATACGGTCCAAGCGCTGAGCAGATGAGCGATCCTCTCCCCGAAGAAACAGACCCCTGGGTGGACCTCGGAGTAGGGTATGCCTGTGCAGCGGACCTGTTCTGGGACCACGCCTTTTTCCACATTGGAGATAAGCTGTACTATCTGGACCCTGCCGCGGAGTTGCCGCAGATGCAAGAGCTTGCCTCTGATATTCCGGAAAACCGGGGCACATTCTTCCGCTACAACGATTGGCTGATGTACAAGAATCGGGGCTGCTTCATTAAGATCAAGTATGATCCGGACGCCGATTCCCATTTTTCGGCGGTCAATTTGGCCGAAGATGCGTACATTCCGATCATTATTATGAACGCTGCGCCTTCCACCGGCAGCGGCGACACCTATCAGCCGGAGAATCGTCTGAATCCAAAGAAGATTGTGCAGTACAATGCCGCGGAGGAAACTCAGCTCGTGACCAAAACGGGAAACGGCAGCACGAAGGCGTTTAGTTTAGGCCTGACGGCAGCGAACGATCATCTGACCGGTCTGGAGGCCGTATATTTTGGCGCCACCCTGGTGAGCGAGACACTGTACTCAGTAAACACCGATACCGGAAAGGTGACCTTTACGGTTGCCCCGGCATCGGATGTCACGATCACCTTTGTGGTTAAAAAGGGGGTATACGTCTACCAAGTTCCTATCCAGCTTCAAGACACGGAGGAGTGGAAGGAGGAACAGGACGGAGACGGGACCACGACCGTTTTCACCCTGACGACGGACCGGAAGCTCCGGTCCGTGGATAAGGTTGTGGTTGGCGGAGTGCTCCAGGAGTCTTCCGCTTATTCTGTGGATACTACCGAGAAGACGGTAACATTTACCACCGCTCCCGCTGCGGAGGCCAAGATCGAGTTTACCGCCACCGTCGTAACCCTGGAGGGTGCTATCACGGAGGTTAAGGTGGACGGTGCCGTACAGGAGGAGGGAACCGATTACGCGGTCAATCTGGAGAAGAGCCAAATTGTTTTCGTGAAAGCGCCTCCGGTCATGGACCCACCCATAAACAACACAGTAGAGGTCACTCTGTCCAAGGAGAATGCGGACGCCATGAACGCCATTCTTGACTGCCCCTACGCCACGGTCTTTGGCGGCAGCCAGAATGTGTGCATCGTGTTGGGCGGCTGTGAGGCCCAGCCCAATGCCTTCTTCTGGAGCGGAAACGACTCCGTCGGGATGAATGCCGGGTACTGGCCCATGAGTTTCTACAACCTCGCGGGTGACAGCGAGGACGGTATTACCGGATTTGGCAAGCAGTACGGCACCCTCATTATCCTGAAAGAGCGGAGTATCGGCAAAAGCTCCTATGGCGTGGAAAACGTGGATGATCGGGACTCCATTTCGCTTACCTACACAAATGTCAACAGCAAGATCGGGTGCGACCTGCCCTGGACGATCCAGTTGATTGAGAACAATATTGTCTTCTGCAACACCAAGGGCGGCGTGCATATTGTGCGAGACAGCACCTCCGCTTTGGAAAACAACATTGAGTGCCTCTCTCGGAATGTGAACGGGACTCAGCAGCGTCCGGGTCTTCTGGAGGATGTGCGCGCGGCTGGGGCTGAATTGACATGTAGCTTCGACGATGACAACCGGTACTGGGTCTGCGCCAACGGTCATGTGTACCTGTGGGATTACTTACTGTCCGATTGGAAAGACCCCAGTTGGTTTTACTTCTCCAACATTCAGGGAATCTCCTATTTCCGAACTGTGGATAAAAGCTACCATTTGGATCGCCATGGCCGGGTAACCGTTTTTACCCGTAGCTTTCTGGACTATAACGGGGCCATCGAGAAGCTGTACCAGTTTCCCCCGCAGTTTTTTGACACGTATGATCGGTTAAAGGACATCCTCTACTGCATCTTCACCATTCGTTCCGACACGGACAGTGAGGTTCAGATTTTGTATCAGTCCGATTATGAGGACCGGTATGACCTTACTATCATCCGAAGCCTTAGCTGGCGGCTGAGCCCGAGAAACCTGGCCTACCGTTGTTTGAGTTCTCAAAAATTTGCGCACGTAGCCCGCCGGAAGCCAGGGTGCCGGCACGTCCGTCATTTCTCCATGCGCCTGTCCAACAATGAGCCGGCGCAGGATCTGGCGATTCTTTCCGCTCAGATTTATTTCCGATACCTGGGGAGGGACAGATAATGGCAGAAAAATTTGAATACACCCGGACTTGGTTGGACGCGGATGCCTTTCCAATGCTGGGCTTTACTCGAAATTGGGAGAATCCCGAAGATTACCCCACGGTAGAGCTGGAGGAAGCCAAAGTCCGGCAGGATATGCAAAGTCTCCATGATGAGACCAAAGACTATATCAATGAAAAACTGATTCCCGCCGTCCTGGCCTCTGACGCAACGGAGGCTGCCCGTACAGCGGCAGAGGAAGCCAGAGCTTCTGCGGAGGAATTGCGCTCCGAGGCAGAACAGGCTCGGGTCTCTTCGGAGGCTTCCCGCGCGGAGGCCGAGGAAACTCGTGAGGACGCGGAGTCCTCCCGCGCGGAGGCTGAGTCGTCCCGTGCGTCCGCAGAATCGGCCAGGGTATCGGCTGAGAGCCAACGGGCGTCGGCAGAAGGGACCCGGGTTGAGGCGGAGAGCGGCAGGGCCTCTGCTGAGCAAGGTCGCGTTAGTGCAGAAACGGCCAGAGCCCAGGCCGAATCGGTAAGAGCGGACGCCGAACTAACCCGTGCTTCCGCTGAAGCCGCTCGCGTATTGGCCGAGCAGTCAAGAGCTTCCGCTGAACAGGCCCGTTCTCAGGCAGAAAATCTTCGTTTAATCAAGGAGTCGGAGCGCGTGAGCGCCGAAGATGCCCGGATTGCGGCAGAAAATGCCAGAGAGGTTGCTGAGGATGATCGCTCTACTGCGGAGGGCCTACGGGTCGAGGCTGAATCGTCCCGTGCCTCCGCGGAACAGGCTCGCTCTGGCGCCGAAGTAACACGGGGTGCGCAGGAGGCAGCTCGTTCTCAAGCGGAGGCGAACAGGGTCTCCGCCGAGCAGGCCAGGGCCGCCGCAGAGTCTACCCGGCTTGTCTCTGAGCAGGCAAGATCTACCGCCGAGCAACAGCGCGAGATCGCCGAGGCAGCCCGCATCGCTGCCGACAGTGCCAGAAATAAATGGGAGGACTATGACCCTTCTCACGATTACGTTCCTGGAAACAAGGTGGCGCATAATGGTTCTTCCTATTTGAACATTTCCTCCTGCCGCGGGATTGCTCCGCCAAATACCGGGCACTGGCTCCTCATTGCTGAGCGTGGCCAAGATGGTACCGGCGTCGGCGATTTTCTTGCGGATGGCTCTGTCCCGATGACCGGTCCTTTAACTTTGAGCGGAAATCCAACTGCACCACTTCATGCAACCCCCAAATCATACGTGGACAGTCTGGTTCCTCTTGTGGTGACTATCACTGAAAGCGGCAGCGTGTTTTCGTCATCCAGTTCCGCCACTGAAATTTACGGTGCGATTTTGGCAGGACGGGAGGCTTTCGCCCGATTCAATGAAGAAGTTCTTACCCTGGATTCCGTGGGTTTGTCTGAGGGCGTGTATACCGCGGAGTTCTATCGGCCAGCCAAAAGCATTGCGTCTGGGCAATCACATTTTTTCCTGGTTCAGACGCAAAACAATAGCACGACTGTCGCAGAGCGGATTCTGTTGCCGAAAATCCCGGTGCTATCGCAGAACCCGACTTCCGCTGAGGACGGACAGCTTTGGATCGTTGTCGCCGAAGAAGGAGGTTGACAAATGGCCGTTATCGTGACCGCACCTCAATCCCGGGTCCTCAGTAGAGGCGCGTGCGTTGTTTCCTGGCAACCGGAGTTTCCGCAAAGCCGATATGAAATCCAATATCGGAAGAAAGGGGTAGATTCTTGGTCCACGTTGGGCGTTGTCACTTCTGGTGAGACGAGCGCTCAGTTGGACCTGGATACCTTTGAAGATTTCCAGGAATACCACTATCGGGTGATTTGCTATTCGGACAGTGCGCAAAGCGGGGACAGCTTTTATTCTGGAAGCGACGCCAGCCCTGCATACAGCCTAGTCGTGTGCCCCGCAGAGGCCGTTCATATTATGCGGGTCAAATATGGAGACGGGATGGTGGAGGTTCCTTTGTATGAAAGTGCTGGTCGCGCTCCCCGTCTTCGGCAAGAAACCGAAAACGGTGTCTGCGAGACCTCTCTTATTGACCCTGGGGATTTGATGGCCTCCGAACTTAGATTTCGGGTGCGCGACAGGGTTTTTGCTGCGCCAAAGAAAAGCGCAACCCCACCGGACCCTGGTGTTCCTGGGGCTGAGGATTTAACCGTGGATGTAAAAACTCCAACATCCTATAATTACAATTACCTGTCTTCATATTCAGCATATCAATATTACACTTATCGTGCCTATAACTATAAGTACCTATCGTCTTACTCCGCATACTACTACTACCAAGGCACCTCGTATACCTATTTCACATACAAAACCAGATATTTTAATGGATACTACGCCCGTTATGCTTACCTTGGGACATACAGATACCTCGCATGGTATGGTGCGTATTCATACAAATATTTTGAGAGCACCCCGCATTCCGACACCTATTACACTCGTAAAACCGGGTATACAGCCAATTACGCTTACACTACGGGATACTATTCTACTGCGGAAACCGGGTACAAAGCTAATTATGCCGGCGGAACTGGTTATTATTACAGCTACTATCGGTACTATGTTAAAAGTTGAGGAGGATCAAAATGCCGAACATCGCTATTACGAACTACTGCAATCTCCGGTGTCCTTATTGTTTCGCGGACGATATGATCGCCGAGGAAAAGCAGAACATTTCAATCGAGCAGTTTCGCTCAATTTTGTGTTGGCTGGCCAGGACCAGGACTCCGCATTTCGGTATTATCGGAGGAGAACCTACCATGCACCCGCATTTCGATAAGATTATGGAAGAGGTCAACCGATACTGCCAGGAGATGGACGCCGGGGCTACCCTATTTACAAACGGTATCCACCTAGATCAGTGGCTGCCGGTAATCGGCAACGGGGTTGGCATCCTGCTGAACTGCAATTCCGATCTCAATATGAAACCGGAGCAGTGGAAAGCAATGAACTCGACATTGGATCACCTCTCTCTCATGGGGTGGTTTTTGCCAGGCCGGGAGCGCTGTACTGTGGGCTGTAACCTGTATGCGGAGCGGGAGGACTACGATTATCTGTGGGAGATCGTGGACCGGTTGCATCTTCAGCAAATTCGCACTTCTGTTACCGCACCTATCTCAAACCGATGGAAACGAGATAAGGAGGGCTACTACGAGAAGATGAAGCCGATCTTCCTTTCTTTCTGCCGCAGGGCTCAGGAGCGCAGTGTGAGGCTGAACATTGACTGTAATCATATTCCTGTCTGCTACTATACTCCCGCCGAACGGGATCTGGTCGCAGAGGTCTCCGAGCAAGTTCCCGATGCAATGTGTGTCCCGGTAGTGGACATTACCCCGGACTTCCGCGCCACAGCTTGCTTTGGAGCCTACGATCCGGTCTCCTGCGCTGACTTTGAAACGCTCCCCGACCTGGAGCGTTTTTTGTTGTTCAGAAAGACGTATCCACGGGTTCAGTCAAATTGCTCCGGCAAATGTAACGGGTGCAAACAGCACGATCTATTGCTCTGCCAGGGCGGATGCCTAGCTTTTGCGGATATATCGGGGGAGGGCTGATGTATGCACCTTCTAATGTGCGGGGACTGTGGTGTTCTTGCGGGAATGGAAGTCGTGATTTACTCAGCAACGTATTATACCCCAGGGATTCACTGGCACATCATGACCATGGACGTGGAGGTGTCCCACTCAGACGGATCTACGAACGGTTACATGGCGCTTACGCCAGACATGAAAGCCTGGTTGTCGCACCTAGTCCATTTCCTTGATCGAAGCGCATCTATCGACTTCTACCAGTGCGAGACGACCTATCAAGAGCATCTGGCGGACTCCGTAAACCGAGACACAAATTTCACCCCTTACGCCGCGCTTCGGCTTTTAGCAGACCTCGTTCTACCGGTGGAGCACTGCCTGTACCTGGATGCGGATGTTGTCGTTACCGAAGATCTTCGCCCTATGTATTCGGACTATTTATCTAGGGATTCAGATTATGCTGCTTCCTATGCCTACGAGGCTTTGGACGATTGGGGTGAAATGGTATCCGGCGTGATGTTTTTGAACCTTGCGCGGATGCGTCACAGTGGTTCTTTAGCCAGAGCCCGGCGCCTCTATAACACGCGGCGGTTTCGCTACCCGGACCAGGCCGCGCTTTTTTATGCGCAGGAACCCGGTCGTATGCACAGTTCCCATGTCTCTGAGCGCAACTGGAAAGAGCTGGCGGACAAGCCAACCATCATCCACCTGACCAGTGAGAATTACGGAAAGCCATATACCCTTACGTCCGGTTTGTTTTACCGATATTACCCCGAGTTCAAGTTCATTTTCGATGGATTGGAAAAGGCCAGGGAGTGTTATCGGGGGGCATGTGATTGGTACCGCCCGCCCAGGCCAGTTTGATTACTGAGGAGGTAGTTCAGTGACAGAAAGTGTTATATCTGCGTTGATTACCGGTGGTCTGACATTGCTGGGGGTCATTATCTCAAACAACCGCCGCCAGGCGGTAGCGGATACCAAAATCGACGAGTTGACAAGGGAGGTACGAGAGCACAACAACTTCGCTCGTCGAGTTCCTGTTGTGGAGGAGCAGATTAAGGTCATCAACCACCGGATCAGCGACCTGGAAGAATTCCACAAACCTGAGAAATAAAACCGGCAAAGCCGGAATTTGAAAGGAGTATTTTTATGCAGAAGGTTTTCGACATCATTAAGGAGGGCCAGAAGGCCGGTAAAAGCTGTGCGGAGATCAGTGCGACCTTGGCGGAAGCGGGCTACAACACCAATGTCAACGGCAAAAAGGATGGTAATGCTTTCGTTTATATGGACGAGAGCAACCGAGAGCCCTGTATGGTCAGCGATGGCAAGATCGTGGTGGGCACTGTAAACCCCATGTATACCGTCCTGTATAAGGGCGAGGAATACCACACCGCTGAGGACCATGTGACCCTTTTGGAGGGCCCCGGTGTCCCGGATATCCAGGAGCGAGAGAAGTTGCCCCGGGAGGTGGACAAGAGCCGGAGAATGGACCTGGCTGGCAAGTCTGAGAAGGACCGCACCGGCATTGTGCAGCACACAGCCATCGGGGACTTCAAGTGCGACTACAACGAGGACGGCTACTTTGTCCGGGGCATCCGGGCGTAAGGAGGGGTCTTCATGAGTGACAAGGCAAAGAAATGGACCAAAGCCGCCGGGGTCCGGGCAGTCAAGACCGTAGCACAAACTGCCGTGGCCACCATCGGCACAGCCGCCGTGCTGGGAGACGTAAACTGGATCGCCGTGGCGTCCGCGTCTATTCTGGCAGGAATTCTGTCTCTGCTGACCAGCGTGGCGGGCCTGCCGGAGGTCAATAATGGCAACGGCTAAAGAGCTGCTGGCTATTGCTGTGGGAGAACTGGGGACCAAGGAGGCCCCGGCTGGCTCCAACAAGGTCAAGTACGCCAGCTGGTTCGGTCTTAACGGTTACCCCTGGTGCGCCATGTTCGTGGCTTGGGTGTTCGCTCAGGCAGACGTGGCTTTGCCTGCGAGGACAAGCTCCTGCGGCATTCTGCGCAACTATGCCATCAAAGCAGGGATGTGGGTCACATCCGGCTACCAACCGGGCGATGTGGTAATCTATGACTTCCCCGGAGGCGCTGCCACGGACCACTGTGGGATCGTGGAGACCGCTACCAGCAGCTCTGTGACGGCCATCGAAGGCAATACCGCCGTAGGCAACGACAGCAACGGCGGAATGGTCATGCGGCGGACGCGCCCTCTTAAACAGGTAGTAGGAGCCGTCCGCCCCCAGTATGAGGAAGAGGAGGACGAGGACGTGGACGTGGACGTGGTGCGATATAAGTATCTGGCGGACATCCCGGCCAAATTCCATCCGGTGGTCGAAACGCTGATGAACGCCGGGATTATCCAGGGTGACGGCAGCGACCCCGCCGGCAATGGTGATGTCATCGACCTGAGTCACGATCAGGTCCGTCTGCTGGTGTTCGCCTACCGTGGCGGTGCCTTTGACGCCAAACTGAAAGCCGCCGGACTGAAACCGGCGGTGAGGTAGAAACAAGCCTGAGCAGGAGGCTCCCATATCTGGGAGCCTCCTTTTTATATTAGAGAGGAGTGACCTTCCGCCCCATGGCAAAGTCGTTCAACGAATTAGTAAAGGAGCATGGCTCTGTGTCAGCCGCCTTGAAGGCGCAGGGATACGAAAAGACGGATTCCGGTGGCTGGAAGAAAGACAGCTCCTCCGGTAGTTCAAGTTCGAGTTCCAAGGCCAGCACTGGCACAAGCACAAGCTCGAGTTCAAGTTCAAGTTCCAAGGCCAGCTCCGGAACAAGTTCCGGTAAATCCAGTTCGAGTTCCTCCAGTGGTAAGAGCACATCTACGATTTCCGCAACGAAGGTGTCGGGTTCCAGTTCTTCCCCGACCTCTGGTTCCTCCGCGGTAGCCCTTGACCGGGACTATCATCAGGAAGCCATCGACGCCGCCGCACGGGGTGACTGGGCGGCGGTCAACCAAGCCCTGGCGGCCCGGCAGCAGAAGATCAATGCCCAGGGGGGCAACGACCGCGGCACATCGAATCAGTCCATTTATCAGCAGCTGATCTCTCAATACGGCGGCTCTTCTAGCTCCGGGAAAGCAACTTCCTCCGGCGGTTCTACTTCTACCGGAAGCACAGGGAAAGTATCTTCCGCTACACAGGGCACCCCCACGGCGGTGGACGCCAATAGAAACTACCATCAGGAGGCTATCGACGCCGCAGCACGAGGTGATTGGGCCGCCGTCAACCAAGCTCTGGCAGCCCGGCAGCAGAAGATCAACGCACAAGGCGGCAACGATAGAGGGACTTCCACTCAGCAGATTTACCAGCAGCTTTTGGCGCAGTATGGCAGTTCCCCAAGCGGTTCCCCCAGCAAGGGCACTATGACGCAGGACGAAATGGTGGCCCATTTGTACGCCGGAAACTACGTAGGGGACACCGGCAACCATCTTGGAAAAGGGTGGGAAGAAGGGCGAGACTATTTGGCGGAAGCCATGGAGTTCGCAAAAGCCGGAAACCTGACCGACGCCTATACCGCTTTAGCTAAGCGCGGTTATAAGATGGCCGATACCGGGAGCACCGGGAATGGTACTTCGCAGGCACAGGCGTACCAAATCATCCACCAACTGTTTAATCAGAGCGGCGAGTTGGAACGGCAGTACGGAATCCAGCGTGATAACAATACCAAATGGCTGGAGGAGTCCGGAGCAACCGCCGGTAATCCGAGCAACGCCTATAAAACTTTGCTTAAAAACGGCTTTTGGGTGACCTATGACGGGGAGGGCAATCCGGTTATGGCCTCCCACGCTATGAGCAGTCTTGAGAAGCCGAAATACACAAAGGAAGAAATCGATCTGACTTCCTCATATTTGAAGAACGGTTTCGACCTGGACACTTATCTCGCCCTTCATAATATGGCTGTGGACCGCACGGGAATCGGCACGAAGTATGGCGATGATGGGGTTCTCCAACTGGATGAAGGCGATTTTACCCCGCAAAGTCTTTGGAAAAACGGTGTTATCGCCCCCGGCAACGGGCTATACGATACCCCCTCCTCCGGTACTGGAGCTTCCGAAACAACGGGCAGCACTGGGGGGCTTGGCACGGGAACCATTGGCGGCCTACCTACCTGGACTGGGTCCGGCTCTGGGTCCGGGTCTGTATCCGGGGGCGGAGGGTCCTTCACACCGGGTTCCCTTGGCGACTACCTGGACCAGTGGCTTCAGGCTGCCCAGCAACAGCAGACCAACACCATCGATTGGGGGACATCCCAAGCGGTAAACGAGTTGGTCCGCGCTCAGCAAGAAGCTGAGGAGCAGTATCAGACCCAGCGGAACCAAATCGCCATTGACGAGGCGAAGGCCAAGGACAATCAGGCACTGTACGCCGAGGCCCGGGGCGACAAGGGTGGTATCGGAGCGGCACAGTATGACACCATTATGAATACGGCAGCGCAGAACCGGCTGTCCGTGAACAGTGCCCAGACCAAGCTGGCCAGTGATACCGCCCGCCAGATTGCAGACCTCCGGGCCCAGGGTGAGTATGAAAAGGCCGACGCGCTGTTGCAGTTGACCCAGACCTACCTTTCCCAACTTATCAGCCTGGAGCAGTGGAGCATGGAATACAACCTGTCTGTGGCCCAGTTCAATGCCAGTCTGGAACAGTGGGCGAAGGAGTATGATCTGAAGGTCGCTGATCTGATGGGCAGTTACAATGGCCAACCCACCCTCAGCGGACAGCAGTTTGCCTTTACCCAGCAGCAGTACCAGGATGAACTGAACGCCCAGAATAAGGACCGTTTGGCCAGCGCAGGCGAGACTCTGCTGGCCGCCGGCATCATGCCTTCCGATTCTCAGTTGGACGCCCTGGGCCTGACCAAGGATCAGGCGCAGACCTTTATTTCGGCCATGAAAGCCGAACAGGCGGCCTCCGCGAGCAAGGGGAGCAGCAGCGGCAGCGGTAGTGGTAGCGGTTCTTCTTCCAGCCAGGATTACGACGGCCTGTTTGCAGCAGCAAAGAACGCCGGCAGCAACGCCCGCAGTTTTATTTCCAACAACTACAAGAAATACGGGTTCACCAGTTCTACTGGTCTGTGGGACGAATATCAGGAGTGGCTCGAAGGCACTAAGGGAACGGAGAGCCTTGGATCTGCCGCTCGTGGACTTTGGAATATCATTCGGCAGCTTGGCGACAGCCCTGCGACTGCGCAAAAGCGGATCGAGTCTTATGCCAGTGACGGCAGAATTACGGAGGAAGAAGAAGCTATTCTTCTCCGCATGATACTGGCTCTTGCCGGTGAGTAAAGGAGGGATTGAGCGGCTATGACGCTTGAGGAACTGAGAGAAAAAGCCAAGAAGAACACAACTGCCACGACTTCCATCCGGGAGGAGCGTAAGAAGACAGGATCTTCTGGGAACAGTGTTAAATCGGTCAGCACCGCCAGTACCTCCTCGACGAAGAAATCTAGTTCTTCCTTGGCAGGACTGTCTCTGGACGAGCTCCGTGAGCGGGCGAAGAAGAATACGACGAAAACAGGGACGGCAAAGACTCCCTCTGTCTCAGCGTCCTGGAATAGCGATCCCGGGAAGGCCGGGACATCACGCAAGGTGTCGGACAGCCAAGCAGAACGGTATCGCCAGGTCAGAGAGCGGAATGCGGCAAAAGCTCAGGAGGCTATGTCTGCGGGGTCTTTCAGCACCGAAGTTCAGCCCGCGGGTTCTACCCGGACCGATGAATCCCCGACAGAAAAAACCAGCACAAGTGGAAAGTTCTCTCTGCCGAAATTCGCTGGAGGCCTTCTTCTGAAGGGTACCGACGAGTTCGCTACCTCTCTTACCTCCTCCGCCGCATGGCTGGAGGGCCTATTTACCAAATCCGCAGGGTTCCTGCTGGGTGACGATGAAATGTATACGCGGGGCCCGCTCTATCAATACAACCAGCACATGCAGGCCGCTAAACAGCAGAACCAGGAGTATTTCCAGCGGAATGTGGAAAGCGGCGGTAAAGCGGCGGAATTGGTTGACCGGTACGGAACTGCAACCGTAGCAGCGGTACCCCAGGCAGTTCTTGCCATCGCAACCGCCGGAAGCAGCCTTGCCGCGCAAGGAACGACAGCCGGGCTGCAAACGGCGTCCTCTGCGGCCTCCGCCTCCGCTGCAACTGGCGCGATTTCCTCCACCCTGAAATCAGCTGTGGCTCGGCTGGCGAAGGACCCCAAGTATTGGGCTTCCTTCGCGCAGGTTGTCGGCCCCAGCTATGACCAGGCCAAGGCCGACGGTGCGTCAGAACTGGAGGCCAACGTCAATGCCATCGCCAACGGCCTGTTCAACGCGGCTGTGGAGGTTGGCGGAGGCATCGAAACTTTGCCGGAGGAGCTTCAGAAAGCCGGGGAGTCCGGACTTAAAACCTGGGTCAAGTCCTCCCTGGACGAAGGTAAAGAGGAAGTGGTCCAGGGCGTGCTGGAGCGGGGTATCCAGAACCTCGTCTACGGCAAAGGAAATCCCCTCGCCTCCACTACGGATGAAAACGCCATCTTTAACCCGGTAACCGCTGCGGATGAGTTTATCGGCGGCGCCGTTGTGGGCGGTGTTCTGGGCGGCGGACAGATTGCGCTGGACTCTGCTCTGCAAAACTCCGTCCGTCGCCGGGCGGCGAGAGCCATTGACAATAGCCGGTCGCGCACGTATACTTCGGACAAGGCTTCTGTCTCCCCTGCCGCTGTGCCTCAAGTTCAAGCGATCAGCGAGCAGCAAGCGGTTACCCAATCCGCGGAACCCGGTGCGACGGTACTGGACACCTACACTACTTACATCATGGAGCAGCAGGGTGTCTCCCGGAAGGTCGCGGAAAAGCGGGCCTCCGTCGTGCAGCGCCTTGTGAACGGCGATACAAGTGTGACTCCCAAAGACCTGAACGTCCTGGAGCCTACCCACCCGAAGACCCGTGAGGTGTTTTCCGCACTGACCGGCGTTCAGTTCCCCGAGGGCAAGTTGTCTTCGGAGCAGCTGTTCAATGTGTACAAGAGCGCCGGAGACGTGGCCATCCAGGCCCGCGTGCAGCAGGAGGCCGAGCTTCAGGCAGCCCAAGATCAGGCGGACATGCAGGAAGCCGTGGCTCAGGCGAAGGCGCTCGCAGATGCCGCGCAGGTGCGGCAACGGTCCATCCAGGACGAGCAGCTGTCGTCCATGCAGGTGAACGCGGAGACACAGGACCGTATCGACGATGCGGTTGCGGATCTGATGTCTAAGGTCAACGGCCTGAATATCGGTCCGGACGGTAACCCGCTGCCCAGCCTCTCTGATTTTGCGGCACGGTATAAGGCGGTTTTCCCCCAGGCCACGGACGCGGAGGTGCGCCAGCAGTATCAGGCCTTCCGAAACGACAGCCAAACCCTTAATTTCGGTGGCCGTAACCTGACCCGGCAGCAGTTCCGGGATCTGATCCAGACTCAGTCGAAGGCTGGCGCCGAAATGACCAATGAGCAAGTGGACGCTCTGTTCAATCAGGCCCTTCTGGATTCTCTCGGTAATGACGCCGCGCTCCAGCTTCTGGGCACGGCGGAGGAAAAATCTGCCGCTGCGGAGGCCCGCAAGGCCAAACAGTCCGAAGGCCGCACCCGGAAGTCCAGGAACACTTTGAAGCTGGATAACGGTGCTGAAATCACCCGGGATCAGTTCAAGGTCTTTTTCAGGGATTACTATGCCGCCCGGGGTACGGAGACCACCGACAGCAGTCTGGACGCCCTGTTCGACGTTATGCTGACCAAGCAGGACAAGGGCGAGCTGATGCCCTACGACAGCGCGATGGAAAAATATCTGAAAGGAGACGCGATCAATGGAGAAGCAGGAGGAGCGGTACCTGTCAGTGCCGGATTACCGGGGATTTCCGACGTGGGTCCCGGCCAGCAAGGCGCTGGAATTTCAGAAGGAGCAGGAGGAACTCAGGCTGAAGGTGGAGAGCGGGGAGATTCCCGATCCGCGGGACACCGAGGAGATGCGGGAGTTCAACCGAAAGCTGGAAGAAATGGTCAAGCAACGGAAGGCGGACGGAACCTGGCCGCCCAAGACGAAGAAGTAAAGGTCTACGAACCTCAGAAGCGCCCCAATCAGGAGGCCGCTGAGAAGCTCCAGGCGAAGGTCAAGGAGTCTCCCAAGGCTGCGAAGAAGGTGAAGGTCGAGGGTCTGAAAGAGGAGGTTTCCATCCTCTCCCGTCGCCTTTACACCAAAGAAATGCGCACGGCGGAGAAGGCCCTGAGAGAAAAGGGGTACAATCTTCGCGTCGTAATGGGCCGGCTGAAAGATCTGTCCGGTGCAACGGCCAATGGTATGGCGGATCTGCGAACCAAGACGGTCTACGTCCAGGGGGACGACTTCGACTACACTGTCGCGCAGCTCGCTGACCACGAGCGGTTCCACGTCAACGCCGCTCTTGACGCCAAGATGCGTAACGCGGCGTGGCAGCGGGTCGCGGCGGAGGTGTCCTCCCGCATGAGCGTTGAGAATCTGGATGCCCGGATCGCGGAGCAGTATGGTCGGAGCCACGGTAAGGTATACCGGAATGTTGCCGACCAACAGGCGATTTACCGGGAGGAATTCCTGGCGGACCTGAACGGCGGAATGAACCGTATCGGAATGAACCAGGATGTGTTCGACGCTTTGTCTGCCGTTGTCCGGGACGCCTCTGCTGACTGGAGCACCCGATGGACTGCGGCGCAGCGGCAAAAGGAAATCGCGAACGCCAAAGTTCAGGACCAGGCAGCAAAAGAAAGCTCGGACTCCATTGGAGACCGGGCTTTCTCTGTTACGACGGAGACGCCGTGGGCCGACCAGATCGACCACCTGGATGAGTTTGGGTATGACAGGGCCTTGTATATCGAGGAGACCCCAAACATCCTTGCCGAGGTCGGATTGGGAGATCTTCCCCTGTGCATGACCAAAGCGCACGCTTCGGACATCATGCACGCCAAGGATTCCTCCAATGCGCATTGGCACGGACTGGACGCGGATACCGTAAAGCGTCTGCCGGAGCTTCTGAGCAAGCCGGCTATGGTACTGGACTCCTGGACCAACCCGGGCGACATCGTCGTTGTGCTGACAGAATCGGATGCCGACGGGCTTCCTCTGGTGGCAACGATCCACCCCAACGGGCAAGCGAGTGTGGATGGATCGAAGGGGCCGGCGAACTTCATTACCAGTGTTTATGGCCGGAACAATTTTTCCCAACAGTCCGGGACTTCCAGCCGGAATAACTTCCTGTATCTGGCGCTGAAGAACGACAGTATTCTGTATTGGAATAAAAAACGGACGGAGACCCTTGCCCGGAATTGTAGGCTACAATTGCCTCGAACACTCCAGAGGGTTCCGTCCGATACCATTTTACGGGATCATGCGGGATATGTCAAGGAGAATATTCCCGACCGGCTGTTCTCCACCAACGACTATGGCGAGGACATTCCTCAGTTCGACAGCTGGAACAAGGCCTTCTTCTACTACGAGAACCAGTCCGGCGGCAAGCTCTGCTTTGCCGAGCTCCCGATGCCCGGTGGGGAAGCGGAGTTCGGCATCATCAACCCGGACGGCGAGTTTGAGACCTTGGGTACTTACCCGGTGACGAGTGAAGGGTTGAAGCAGTTCAACTTCGAGATCGAAGATCACATGGAGACCGAGGCCAACATGCTGGGGCTTGCCGATGTCGAGGATGACTTTTATCTGGACGGCGAGGAAGATACAAACGTTGACCCGGATGACCCCTGGCGCCAACAGGACCCCACCCTAACAGACTATGACATCCGACTGCAACAGCAGCGAGATGGTTTTACGCCGACGGACACACCGGAATTCAAAGCGTGGTTCCATGACGATACCGGTGAGCTGACAAACCCAGACGGACAACCGAAGATCTTCATGCGTGGTAGCACGAATACCGGTGCAACGACCACCCGCCCTTGGTGGGAGTCTCACTCCGGTGGAAGTTTTTTTACGACCCGGCAGGCCATCGCTACGGATTATGCCGATGGCGCTACGGTCCAAGATGGTAGCGGTCCAAACCCCATGGAGCTCGTCAAGGACCCATACCAAGTTGGGCGGGATGCCCGCACAGAATGGAGAGCAGAATACGTTAAGAGCTGGAAGGGAGCTCAAGAGTATCTCGACGAATACTTTACCAACCACGATGGGGATGGCATCGTTCTGGAAGGATACAATCCAGACACTAAGAGGCCCTCCGATTTCACCAAGGCAACGGCGTTCCGACTTCGGACGAACGTAAATAACCAAACGACGTTGGAAAAAACCGGAGACGTATTCACCAAATGGCGTACTCTGGCTATGTATCCTAAAACGCCGGACGGGCTGGATCGTTTTAACCGAGAACTTGGAGAGATTATCCGTCGGGAAAATCTCGGGATTCATGGGTTCGGGAAGTATTATTTGACCTCGGATAACACGTTGGTAGTAGATGCAAAGGGAAGCTCCTTTACAAGTATCCCGAAAAATCAACTGCCCGAAGCGGTCAGAGAAGAAACACCTTCTAAAAAGCAGCACATCAACAATGTTGGGCGCATGGCTTTTCAAAATGGATACGACCTCGTCGTAGTGAAGAATGTCTACGACGAGGAGGGCATCCAGACGCAGTATATCGTCAGAGACAGCAACCAGATCAAGTCCGTGTACAATAAGGGCACCTGGGATAAGGGAGACCCGGACTTCAAGTTTTCCGCATCCCGAGGGCTGGATGACTTCATGCAGTCTCTGGAAAGCGAGTACGGTGAGGGCGCGGCGCAGGAAATGTTCCGGACTATGGAGCAGCTGGAGCGAGCCCGTGATCGGGCCGAGCAGCGGGCTGCCGATGCGGAAGCCGCTCAGCAGGCTGCCGAGTGGATGGCCAGCGCCGAGGTGGAAGCCGCGAGACAAATGGAGCGGGATCGGGCTGACCGAAAACTCGACCGCCAGAGGAACGCCGCGCAGGAGCAACTGCGGCAGCAGCGGGCAAAGGACCGGGCGGCCAAAGCGGAGGCCGTAAGATCCGCTCGACTGGCCGAGCAAATGAACGCTGGGCGAACCTGGTCCGAGCGGCTGCGTCGCCAAGACGAGCGAGCAACCGCAGCTATGGATCGTCTGCGGCAGGATGCCGC